ATCTCGTTTGGAAATTAGAAATCATATTTTCGTAATTATCTGATATTTGAGGAGTTAGCGTAAATGGTTGATTTCTAGATAGTCAGAAGTATAGTGTTTTAGAAACGTTTGACACGTTAAACGTGACAAATGAGAGCGTTTGTTTTGAAATAGCTTTGAAAATAAAATAACTATGGCTACATTTAAAATTGTTGTTCAGCATCAGAGGTCAGATGGTTTTTACCAAGTGTACATTCGAATGACTCATAATCGTAGGTCGCTTTATATTAAGACGAACAAGATGGTGGGACAGAAAGGCATCGTGAAGGGTTCTCATGATGTGAAGGATTCTTTTGTGCTAAATCCACTGAACCAAATAATTGAAGAATGGATGTTCAAGCTAAATAAGCTAGACATCCGTTCTTGGAGTGCTGAACAGGTTAGGGACTATCTAGAACAGAACGATGCAGATGTGTGTTTCTCAGACTTTGCAAGAGAATATATTGATGAATTGTCAGAAACATTGAAACCTCAATCTCTTGTCAATTATCGCAATACCCTGAATAGTATAGAAAGATATTGTGGTTCTGAGAAGGTAATGTTTAGTGAATTGAACACCAAACTTGTGCAAGGATGGATAGATAGTATGAAGGATTCCAAGGCAAAGAAATCTTACTATCCTCAGTTCCTAAAAAAGATGTTCAAGGCAGGTGTGGCTAAATATAATGATTATGACAACGACATCGTAAGGATAAAGGTGAATCCTTGGACTAAAGTAGAGTATCATAAGCATGCTATTCCCAAAAAGCGTGCTATCTTGATGGAAGATTGCAGAAGGATTTTTTCTGTGATTCCTTCTTCTAAGACGGAATGCTTGGCTGTGGATGTGTGCAAGATGGTATTGTGTCTTGCCGGAATCAATGTGGCTGACCTGTATGAAATGAAGAAGGTTGACTATTACGATGGTATTTTGCATTACAAGCGACAGAAGACACGAACGGTTAGAGCTGATGAAGCTTATATAGAAATGAAAGTACCAGATATGCTCATACCTACCATGATGAAGTATTTCTCAGATAAAGAAGACCCTTATCTGTTTAATTTTCACAAAAGCTATGGTTGCAGCAGGTCGATGGACGGTAATTTGTGCCTATTCCTAAAGAAATTCTGTGTGAATACATTGAAGGATAGTGAATTGAAGATAACACCTTATACTTTTCGCCATACTTGGGCTACAATAGCTCAAAATGATATTGGTGCCAATTATGAAGAGATAGGTTTTGCGATGAATCACATCAGTACTCACAAGATTACCATGGGCTATGTGAAGCCTGATTTCTCCAGAGCCTGGGAACTGAATGAGAAGGTGGTGGAGAAGATTTTCTTTACCAATGACCCAAGCAGACGAATACAGGAGTATCATGCGCCTGTTTTTGAAAAGGTGGAGGAAACATTTGAACTCAGTGCTGATGCCTACTTCATGGGTGAGGTGGTTGGCCATGTGGAAGGCATGGGCTACCTGAACACGGATGATATTATCCAGCAACTGATGGATAATATCAATGATACAGTGCCTAAGAACTGTACTATACAGATTAAGGTGAAGAATATCACCAAAGACCAGACGAAGTATTTTGAGCGCATGAGGGATAAAAAGTAGCTAATATATCTTAAAATTGTGCCAATAAAACTTAATATTTGACAGATTCAGTCAATTTCATACCATAGGGTAGTCTTCTCTAAAGTAGCAGAAATTTTAGAGAGGGCTACCCATTTCTTGTATTTAGCCATTATTAACAATCTTAAGATTCTTGATGTTGATGGTGGTCTCTTGTTTCTCAAATTTCTCCTCCAACTCCATGAAGGACTCCTCCACAGACAGGCTTCTACGCTCATCATTGTTGAATGATATGGATTGAAGCTTTGGAGCAACGTATGGGAGGAACTTGGCTACTATTGCCAAACGTCCGGCAGGTTCTTCTATCTGCATGAGGTCACTGGCGAGAGAGTAGCCTTTTTCATTGATGCCGTTGAAATAGCCAGTGATGGCATCGCTAAGGCTTTCACGTACCGTTTTCGTTATCTTGTTTGCCGTGCCAGCCTTGCGTCCACCTGTCTTCTTTCGCTTTGGTTTCGGCTCATTGTTATTATCTTTTTTTGTTGCCATATTCTAAGAATTTAAATGAGTACTGATAGTTTTCGGGTGCAAATATAGTGAAAAATAACGAAACTTGTTGTTCAAGTTGCGCAACTTATCACAGATAGGCGAGAAAAACGCATTACTTTAGCACTGTTTAAACATTAAATTCGAATTTTATGGGACTTATAGGAAGTATTGCTGGTGGCGTTACCTCAGCTGTAGGTGGTGCTCTAGCAGCCAAAAAACAAAATGCTGCATACAACGAATACATCAAGACCTTTGAGAATCGTATGCAGCAGGTGAAGGACCACCGTGATAATCTTTATTATCAGGACCCGACACAGACAGCCGAGAACCAGGTGGCAGTGACCAACGCCCAGAAGGTGCTGGATAATGCCACGCAGAAAGCCAAGAATACCAACATCGTGAGTGGTGGTAGTGATGAATCTGTGGCACTGAGCAAACAAGCAGCCAATGAGCAAGTGGGCAACATGATGCAACAAGCTGCTGTGCAAGGTGCCCAACAGAAAGAGAATGTATGGAACACCGCAGATTCTCAGATAGACCAAATGACCAACTACATTGCTACCGCCAAGAAGGAAAAGGGTTTGGCTCAGGCGCAAGCCATTCGAGGTGCAGCTAGTGGTTTGGCTAGTGCTGCAAGTAGTTTGCCGTGGTAAGGAAAGGAGGTAGATATGGGATTTATGAGTGACGATTTAACTCCAAAGCGTCCAGCTACGGCTGTGACACCTATAACCGATTTTCCATCCAATGATGATGGGCAGTCAGCACCATCTGAGCCAGCAACTTCTTCTTCTGTGCAGACACCGACACCGCCAAGTGGGGATGGTGCAGCAGCACAAGCTACTTCTACAACTGCAACAGCTCCAATAGATACAAATGGATTGGTGGTTGGTAATCAGCCATCCTTCACTCAGCAACCTACTGAGGAAGTAACCGAGGTAACTCCAAACCAAGGTATTTCGATTGATTGGAGTAAACCTTATGCCGATATAGAGCAGAATCCTCTCTTGCAGCAGATGAAGCCTTATGACATCATGAGGGACTTCGAGAAGAATGGCAATGGCGATTGGGCTTCTTTTATGCCATGGCTTCAATCTCTTGGTGATGTGGATAAGACTGTAGCAGCCAATGCTGCTTTGCAGAAGAAAGCCGAGAGGCAAGCCAAATGGGAACAGTTAGGCAACCTCTTCCAACATATCGGCAACTTCTTCGGCACAGCTATCGGTGCTCCTGAGCAGAAGGTAGAATCAGCCCAGGCATTGACGGAACGCCAACGAAAGCTGAGGAAAGGCACTGATGCCCTTCGTCAGAAAGGATATGACCAGATGATGGCGAATATCTGGAAGGATAGAGCCAATAAGCAAGCTCAGATGCAAGCAGAGGCAGCAGCCAAGGCTAATGATGCCCTTGCTGCTTATCGTGGTTCGCAGAAGGCACAGGAGGATGCTTTGACACCTGAAAAGGTGAAGACCGAACAGGCTAGGCAAGCAGCTTCTAATGCAGCAGCTGGTCTTTCTACCGCCAAGACCAAGACGGAAGACGAACTGAGAGGAAAGAAGAGTAACTTGCTTACCGCCCAAGCAAACAATGCCAATGCAGGAGCAGCCGACCATAACGCAGGTGTGACTGTGAAGAAAGCACAAGTAAGAAAGATTAACGCTGAGGCCGAGAAGGCAAACCGAGGCAACCAAGCCGATAAGGAAGCGGACGATTTCAATACCAACTATGTGAACGACCCTGTTTTCAAGAAGCATGTGAATGAATGGGCTACACACAATGGCATGAACATCGGTGGCAATACTGATGGCAGAGGTGGAACGTGGGCAAACAAGTATAACCGACAACAGGCATCCGCTTATGCTAGGGCTAAGATGGCTAAGGAGGGAAAGAAACGAACCGTTCGCCCTTATGGTGGAAAACCAGCCAAGGGTAAATCGAGCACAAAGGTAGATTATTCTAAGTATCAAAGAAAATAACATAATATATGGCAGACAAAGACAACAAATCTAAGTTGACTTATCACGTATGGGATAAGGACAACAACGAGTATGACATCCCAGACGAGGTTGTTCAGCAGCGAGGCATGGATAACTTCGCCAAGGACTTCGAGGGTGGCTATATCACCATGTTTGACGATAAGAAGCAGAAGGTGGATGTGCCTATCGAGGATGTGGGAGAATATCGTAAGCAAGGTTACATTTGGTATGATACCAGTGGAAACGCTACCCCTATCAACGAGGTAGGCAAGAAGCCTTCTCCTTCTTCATCTTCTCAGGGAACAGAACAGTCTCAATATCCTCAGGAGGTACTTGATGCTTTCAACTCTCCTGACAACAAGCCGGGCAACTTCAAGGACTTGGCACAGCTGAATGATGAGTATCAGCGAGGCGAGCTAAAGAAGCCTAGCTTGATTTTGCAAGCACTCGGCATGATGCCGAAGGTGGATGCAGGTAATATCGGTAGGGAGCAGAAAATGGGTGGTATGATTACCAGTATGCTTCTTGGTGGTAATGAGCAGCAAGCACAGCCGATGCAGCAGCCACAAGACAATAATCAGCAGGTGCAGCAGACCGCACAGGGGAATGCTAGCCAAGAACAGAAGCAGGAGCCAGCTCCTTCTATCCCTAGCGTAGTGAACTACAATACTTTGATGGATGCCAAGTTTGCTAACTATCTTGAAGATTGGAAGAAGCGACCATATAAGGAAGGCAACTATTTTGAGAACTTCGTGGCTGACCTTGAAGCCGAGGGTATGAATCCTGAAGAGGCTCTTGAAGCTACTCGTAATGCGCAGAACAGATATGCTAATCGTTCGGCCATTGAAGTAACCAATGAGGTTGTTTCTGCTTTGGCAGATGATACAGTACAGGATGCCGAGAAGAATATCGAGGCTCAATGGTATAGCCATGATGTGCAAGACAAATTGAAGCAGGAGGCATCGGCTATGGGTGTAAGCTATGATGATTATGTGGCTCACTACTTGAAGCCAGCCATGGTTGAGAGCCTTGTGCAGAAGTATGGTCAGAACTATCGAAACATCGCTGAAGGCATCGCTACTCGCCTCTATTCTCACGATGAGCATGTACAGGACAGACTGATGAACCAAGACATCAATGATGCGCTTTCAGATGTTATTAGCAAGTATGTGAATCCTTCAGTGGTGGATGAGTATAACAAGGCGCAGGAGGCAGGAAGTAAGGCTTTTAATGAAGGTATGGAAGGAAGTCAGAATATTCCAGCCAGTCTTCGCCTTGGTACTGTCATCGCTTCTCAGTATGAGGCTAATCAAGCCAAAGACCCTCAGAAGACTCTCAACACATTGCAGAAGAAGTTTAATGGTCTTTACAAGAATCCTCAGTTCCTGAACGATATGAGCAACGCAGCCTTCAAGGTGATGCAGCGATATGGCATGAATGGAACTCTGAGCGGAAACCCTAAGCAGTTTAAGCCGATGATTGATGAAGTGTTGAAGGCTCAGCTCAATCAGTTGGAGGTGAAGAATATGATACCAAAGGGTAGTGCAGAGTATATAATAAATACTGGCTTGGGCAATACCATAGTGGGCAAGATAACACGAAAGTTGGTACAGACCGACTATCAGAACTGGCTGGAGGATATGGCTAACCAGCAGTATCAGCCGGGCTTCTGGGAGCGTGTAGGCAGTGGAGCGTTGACCTTTGCTGGGGATGCTTGGAGTTATTGGCTTCCTGGTGCCGCAGGTGGCAAGGTAACCAAGAGTATGCTTGCCAAGGCTGAGGGCAGACTGGCTAGCGACTTGATGGCTAAGGGCATGGAAGCCAAGATGGCAGAGCGTGCAGCCAAGGTTCTCATTGGTAAGAGTAAGGGAATGGCGTTGAAGACAGGTGCTGCTCATGGTGCAGTAACCTTCGGTGGACAGTCGGCTATCTCCAAGCCTCTCGATGAAATTTATCGTACTGGCCAGTTAGATGAGAATGGCAAGGTTTACAATCCTTCAGTGGGCAAGATTCTTGCCAATACTTTGGGAGAAGTGGCTAAGCAGAGTGCCGTAGGTGCCATTATGCAAGGTGGTACAATCGCCAATATGGTAGGCAAGGGCAGAGGCTTGGCTACCAATGTTCTTGCAGATGTAGGTGGCAAGGTGGTGGACTCTAGCATTATGACAGGTCAGCAGATGTTGGAGCGTATGGCACACGACCCTAATTTCAAACCTACAGGTAAGGACTTTGCCGAGAGTGCTTTGGAGAGTATGGCTAATCTTGTTTCCATCGGGTTTCCTGGTATGGTGGGCAAGTATGCCCGATTCAAGGATGCCAAGGAGTTTAACCGCAAGTTTGACTTCAACGACCAAGATATTGCCGAGTTGAAGAGATTCGGCTATGATGATTTGCGTGATGCCTTCGAGAAGTTGGGCATCAATGGTTATCGTGCAGATGGTGAAGGTGTGCAGATGATGGGGCAACTCACTGATAAGTACATGAACCTGATGAACGATAAGAGCGTGCCAGAGGTATTGAAGGCAAAGATGATGGCTGTGGTGGAAGGAAAACGCCCTTCTTCCTTCTCGCCAGTTATCGACTCTATTATTGTGCAGCCAATGGATAATGATGGCAAGGTATATCTCGAAACCTTGAATAAGGATGGTGGCATCATCGACCGCAAGGAGTATTCTTCGCTTGAAGAGGCTCAGAAGGCTGAGAAGAAGCTAGACTTCGAGAAGTCGCTTAATATCACTTCTGAGTATGAAAAGGCTTACCATACCGATGCCTTGCAGGACAGACTGAACACTGTATATGAGCAAGCTAGGGATAGGTATGCCGCAGGTGAGCAACTGAATGACGAGGATAAGGCTGCAATCTATCTTCATCAGAATGCCAGTGCCATCGGTGACATCATGCAGAAACAGCAGAAGGGCATGGAACTGACCGAGCAAGAGCAGCAGATGGTGAACAGTTATCGCCACTTCTATGATAGTGCTTTCGAGAATAGCCCTATCATGAAGGAGTATGTGCGCACCTTCGAGGATTCGCAAGGTGTGGAACATGGTACGCTTCGCAAGGCTCTAGAAGGTGATGGCAAGTCTCGCACTGCCGAACAACAGAAACTTGTGGAGGAATACCAGAAGCAGCTCTATAACGACATCGTGCTGATACGAGAAATGAACGATGCAAAGGAACAGATGAATCAAAACTTGATTGAGGGACAGCGTGAACTGCCTGGTGCCACACAAGAAGGTGGTGCTTCGGCTGAGAATGCTGAGGCTACAGCGGAAAAGCCTGTAGATGCTTCTGTTTCTTCTGATGTTCCACCAACAGAACCGCCAACGCCTCCAGTTGGGGGTGAAACGCCTTCAAATGTGGAGGGTACACCTTCGGTGGAGAACGGTTCAAGTCCTTCTGATGCCACTACTGCATCCAATGAAAGCAAATCTGATGCCTATGTGATGGGACAGAATGCTTACCAGAATGGGGATGCTGGGGGCTTGAAAGCGATTGACCATAACGATGATGTGTCGAAGGCAAGATTGAAGCGTGCTTTTGCCGATAATGAGGCTATGATGGATGTGGTGGTGAAGGCTTACGAGGAAGGAAAGGACATGGAGCAGTTTGTGGCTCAGCGTGCCAACTCAATGACTACAGCACAACAGGATGCCGTGCGTAAGTATGTGGAGGCTCAGGATGCCAAGAAGGGCGTTTATGATGCTCTGCAACATGCTGATGATGGCTATGGTGATGCCTTGAAGGAGCTTCTTTGGACTTATCAGACGGAAGACGGAAATATCGTGCCAGCTACCCTTACTACAGGTCAACAGGTATTCTTGAAGAAAGCCAATGAGTATGGTGGTGGCTTCGTGGTTGTGCCTGATGAGGATGGAAATCCTGCCATCAAGCAGGTTTCTAGTGCCGAAATCAAGGAAGTGGGCACGCCTATTCCTATGGATGATTACATCAATCAGCAGGTTACTGAGCAGAAGAATGCTAGACAGCAGCAGTTCTTTGCCCAGTATGATGGCAGTGGGTTGAAGCCTAGCGACACCGTGGAGGTTGCCATGGAAGCAGGTGACGAACCAATGCAAATGACCTTTGCCGGATATAGCGAGGATGGCAAGATTGTGCTTTCTGATGGAAAGGATAATATCGCACTGACCAAGGACGAGTTTAATACTTGGCGACAGAACGCCCTCGATGCCTCTATTGGTGCAGAGCTGGATGCCGAGGACGCACAGCGTGCCAACGATGATGCAGCCAAGGCTGAGGCAGATAAGAAGCAACGATATAATGAAGGTATCGTAGGCTTGGGCATGGGACAGCCTGATTATTCCTCTAAGGACACAGAGCCAAAGGTGGCAGCTGAGTATCTACAGGAGCAATTTGGCAATGACCATGGTAAACTGATGAACCTTATCAGTGGTAGCCGTTCTGACATCAAGGAACAGTTGGATAACAAGAGAAAGGCAGCATCTGAATATGAGGACTGGCTATCTCTCAATGCCGACTTGGACCCAGAGAAGGCTCAGAAGGTGGAGAACGACTTGGCACTTGTAAATGAGCAGATTGCCGACCTTGAAACTCGTTATAAGAACTGGAATGCTATCCGCAAGGAGGTTATGACTCCAGAGGAGGCTAGAACCTTGAAGAATGAGCGCAAGGCTGAAATCGAGAAGGCAGGTGTGGATGATAGTGTTGGCAGTCCTTCGGATGAGCGTGAGGTGGCTGTGCTTGACAATAAAGAATTGAAGAAGCAATATCCTACCATGGATGAGGCTAGCAATTATATTGCCTCTGAGCGTAAGCGAATCTATCATATTCAGAACGATGAGGTGCAGCCACAGATAGATGATATTAATGAAGCCCTGGAGCAATATATGAATGGTGATATTGATTATTCGGCTGACCAGTTGAAGGAGTTGAACACTACCAAGGCGCAGTTGGAGGCTAGACAGGCTAATCTATCTGCATCGGCAAAGGATTTGAAGGCACAGGATAAGTTGCTCAATACTCTATATAGTGTAGAGAATAAGGAGGAGAGAGCCAAGGCGATGGAAGAATTGACTCCTTCTGAGCAGCGCAAGGTTCTTGTGGCTGATGCGTTGAAGAAGAATGACCTTGGGTCAATCAAAGAGATATACAAGGATGCTTCTGTTGATGTTATGGACTTAACGCCTCAGACTTTGGAAGAGGCTGTATCTGAATTTTTGAGTCCACATAGCTTGAATCCGGAATCTCTTCAATATGAGTTGGGCAAGAGTAATTTCAAGTTTGGTATTGGCAAGCGGTATGATTCTAATAAGTCCAATTATCTTATTGCCAAGAAAGGAACCGGTATGTCGGTTAACGAGTTTGCCGTGAGAGTGTACAATGACCTTCCTGTAAACTTGCAGGATATGGGATATTCTGACCAAGATGTGAGAAACACCTTGCTCGATATGTTCAAGTCCTACGACAACGTGAAGGATATGCGTAACGTGGCACTTATGAACCGAATTGCCGCAGCAGAGGAGGAACTTTCGGCAGAGGAAGAATGGTATGAAGCCCAGAAAGAGCGTGAAATCATCGAAAGACAGGCAGAAATCGAAGAATATAATTCGTATATTCAAGATAAAACATTATCTTTGCCTTCTGAAAGCGAACTTAACGCCATCGAAGGCATGGAATACGACCGTATGATGGAGGCTGAGGAACGTGAGCGTGAGTATAAAGAATATGTTAAATCAATTTTACCAGAAATAGCAGATTATGATGACAGAAGCAATGAAGAAGGATATGGAGGAGGCGGTGGCCTGGGTAGCGACTCTTCACGGAGAGGAGTTGATGAAGGAAATAGCCAAGGCGAAGAAGTTGGTAACGGAGAAGCATCTTCTGAGTCCGAGATTGGAGAAGGCACTGATAGCGGACGCACAGGGCGACAAGAGACTGGCAGCTTGGAACGTGGCGAAGGCTCAGTTGTTCGAGGCGCACATCTACCGCAAGAAGCATCCTTCGGAGAACGTTTAAAGAATGCCATTGCCGAGACTGAGCCTAACCCTTCTGAGGCTCAGAAGAAGGCAGGTAACTATAAGAAGGGACATTTGTCCTTCGGTGGCTATGACTTTACTGTAGAGACACCGAAGGGCACGACACGTAGCGGTAAGGACGAGCAGGGCAAGCCTTGGAGCGTGACCATGCACGACACCTATGGCTACATCTTGGGCAAGATTGGCGTGGATGGTGACCATATTGATATGTTCATCAATGATGTTGCTGACCTTGATTCTTTTGATGGTAACGTTTATGTTGTTGACCAGGTGAACCCAGAGACTGGTGAGTTTGACGAGCATAAGGTGATGTATGGCTATCCTTCTGAGGAGGCTGCTACAGAGGCTTATCTTGCCAACTATTCCAAGGACTGGAAGGGACTTGGTAAGGTTACTGCTGTGCCAAAGGCTACCTTTGATAAGTGGTTAGAGTCTTCCGACCGCAAGACTAAGCCATTTGCGGACTATGCAATGGTGCAGAAGGAACAGGCGAAAACTAATAGTGATTTCATTGCCCAGATGGAATATGATTACGAAAATGATATTCACCCATCTGAGGAGGATAAGCCTAAGATGCAAAAGTTTGTTGAGCGTTTGCTTAATTTCCATTCTGATAAGGAGGATAAAACAGATTCGGGCTATACTATCTTATCTTCTAATATTCAAGGTGATAAGCTATATCCTAATGAAAAGAAATGGTTTGGTACAGGAAAATACCGTAAAGGCGTATCTTGGGTAGATAAGCAGAATAATTGTGCTTATGAAGTCAATCCTAGATTTAACAATCGTGGTTATCTTTCTGCTGTCGGTGTTCATAAGATAGTTCCTTTGATTAAGTTTGACCGCGATGTGAAGGAGGTGAAGCCTTCGGAAATGACGGAGGCGCAGAAGGTGGCTTTTGATGCTGTTTCTACTATGCTTAAGAAGGCTGGCATTCCGGTGAAGGTGATAAGCAACGAGGATATGGAGAAGGTGGCAGAGAAGCAGGATAATCTGAATCTTGCCATGCTGCTGAATCAGCCTGAAATGAGATTTAAGATTAAGACTCCTGAGGAGAAACAGGCTGCCGAGAATGCTTATAACTTTGCCAAGGATTTGCGACCAAACAAATGGGCGCAGTATGCCGTGGTTGATATGAGCAATCCGAATAAGATGCCGGAGTTCTATCAGAAGCAGGAACTGGCAAGAAAGGAACGTACCTATCTGAACAGGCTGATGTGGGGAAACTACAAGGTTTTCAATCTCGACAAGAGCTTTGAGGACAATGTGGCTGGGCTTACTGGCTCTTTCCCTTCGGAGTTTGACCCATATAAGATAGCTGCTCAGACTAGTAAGAAGGATGAATTGAAGAAGCAGATTAAGGAGACTGAGGAGGCTTATAAGTCAACCGGGCAGGAACGTAAGGAGTATCAAAATCAGTTGATGAAGGAGTACATGGATGAGCATGGACTGGCTTCTGAAAACGATATTCCTGATGATGTTTGGAGGGAGTTTGATTATAAAGCTGTTGAGAAATATCAAGATAAACTTGATTCCTTGTTTGCTAAATATAAGGATTTGGACAGACAGTTGAAGGCTATTGTACAGCCTGGAGTGAGATTCTTGCGCACTTATCATGGTACTGGTGCTAGCTTCGATAAGTTTGATTTCAGCCACATGGGTGAAGGCGAAGGTTCACAAGCATTTGGCTGGGGTGGTTATGTTACCAACTCTAAGGATATTGCTGAGGACTACACAAGACGTGCCAAGATAAGGAAAGATAATGGCGGTTTTGAATTTGTGACAGATATGTCTGCCAATAACAAAGATATGGTAAGACAATATATCTATAAACATAAAGATGTAAACAAGGGATTGGATGCTATGAGAAAAGACCTTTCTTCTGCTCTAGAAATGTTCCCTGATGATGATGATTTAAAGGAACTTAGCAATATTCTTGCAAAGAAGAATGAGGAAATAGCTGTTCCTGATAATATTGCTTATCTTTATGATGTGGATATTCCTGATGATAATGGAGATTATCTTGATTGGGATGCTCCTTTGACAGATAAACAGAAGAATACAATTATTAAAGAATTAAGGCGATTAAAAATAGATTTTGCCGACTTTAAAAAGCGTGGTTTTTCTTTTGATGGTTCATTTGGCGGTAATGCCTATGATTTTCTAATGTATGCTTTAAGAAAAACAAAGAAGTGGAAAGATGTAGATGCTAGTCGTGCAGTTAGTAAGTTCCTGTCTTCTATTGGCTTCACTGGTATCAAGTATAAGGCTGGTACTATATTTGGCGGTGCAAAGGAAGGCGATACCAACTATGTGATATTTGATGAGAACAATGCCAAGATTGTGGATTATACTAAGTTTGCGCAGGGTAAGGGTGTGGTTTATGGCTACACCGATGGCAAGGAGATTGTGCTGAATCAGGAGCATCTGAATCCTAATACTCCTATTCATGAGTACCAGCATCTTTGGCGTACTGCTGCCAAGAAGATGAATCCGGAGCTTATTGAGCATGGTGATAAACTCATCATGCAGACCCAGTTGTTTGCCGACTTGAAGGAGGACCCTAACTATAAGCATCTGAGCGATGATGAGATTTGCGATGAGGCTTTTGCTCGTCTGACCGGTGAGGACGGTGCTGCCATCTTGGAACAGATGGCGAAGGATGCCATTAAGGAGAATCCGCTTGACACTGCTAAAGAGCTTACTATCATCAACCGATTGAAGAATTGGTTGAAGCAGTTCTGGTATTGGACATTGGAGACCTTCACTAAATGGAAGCCAGAGGACATCAAGAAAATGACCTTGGAGGATATTCGTAACCTTGTGCTGAGAGACTTGGCGCAGGGAGTGGACCCACGTACCGTGCTGAAAGGTCAAATGACCAAGGACGAAGCTGTGTCTTTACGCCAGCAGATGGCTGATAATGCCGAGCCTGAAAGAATCCTCGAACATACAGAGGATAACTGGTTACAGGATTTCGGCAAGGATGGTCGTGTCAATACACCAATAGGTAGCATCAAGTTAGGTGAAAACCAATATAAAAAGGCTGGTAGAGAAGACAGAATCAAACGATTTGGTCTGTTGAAGCCTACCTTGGAGCGTCCTGACGTTATCTTGGAGAAGTCTGCACCAAAAGAAGGTGCGGAACGACAGACTAAATATCTGTTTATCAAATCTTTTAAAAAGGCAGATGGAAACAAGATTCTGAACTATGAATCCATAACAGTAAAGCAGGGTGAAGAGGAAGTGGCGATTAGCGCACATCAAATAGAGCCTTCGAAAGTTGTGAAAGAATTAACGGAATCAAAAATGCTATGGAATCGTTTCAGAGGCGATTCTAATTCCTTGGGCGAGAATCAAGGTTCGGCATTAACTCCATCCGCAAATAACCCAAGCGGAAAGGATAGCGTCCTGAATCCTCATAGCGATGCAAAGATACGCAATTCCTTTGAAATCACCAAGGAAAATGGTGGAAATTTATCTGTGGAGGATAAAATAAAAGCTGTATCTCAGCAATTTGGGGTTGATGAGGCTGATGTGGCAATGTATGCCAATGCTATTAAGAAGGGGTCTACTGCTGAGGCTGCACGTGCCAGAGCCAATATAAAGCGTCACTTGATGCAGGTAAATGAAGGTAAAATTTTCTCATTTAAGGATGTTGTTAAGTACACCAAACCTATAAATGAAGCCTTGAAGGAGAACTTTGGCGACCTTGATGCAATGATTGAGGAACGAAGAAAGCAGGTTGAAGCAGAGCGTAATGCTATGGAAGCTGCTAGAAAGAGAGCAGAGGAAGAGGAAGCCAAGCGCAAAAAGCACTTGGAGGAACTTTCTTTGATTCCTGATGATAAACTTGACAAGCAGTATATGGATGCTCTTGCTAAGGGTGATGATGCTACAGCCAGGGAAATGCTTGATGAAGCTGCCAGACGCAAGGGCTATGATGATACCGAAAGCGCATATCAGGGTGTAGGCGCGTGGGCTGCTCCGGGAAACCCTGGATATGAAAGCGACAAGGCGAGACGTGACGATTGGGAATCCAGTGGCTCGGATGTGAACCTGGAGGATATGGCTATGGGTTATACTCCTCAGCCGGATGATTACTTCTCTCATCCTGAGCGTTATTCGCAGAACACTCCTCATGGATTGGAATCTGTGAAAGCCATCAATACGGCTATTGATGCCATTAAGAATGGCGAGAAGGATGTTAAGGTAAAGGTTTATCGTGCCGTTCCTACTTCTGTGAAGGAAGGTAAGTTGCGTAATGGTGACTGGGTTACTCCTTCTAAGAAATATGCCGATATTCATGGAAATAATCGACTGGAAGGCAAATATCGTATCATCGAGGATGAAGTGCCTGCAAATCAACTGTGGTGGGATGGCAATGACGCAAACGAGTTTGGCTTTGATGATGGCAAGGCGTATAAATACAAGAATGCCAAGAATAATAGAAAGTTGAACGACCTTGTTACCTATGATGATGAGGGTGACGTTATTCCTCCTTCTAAGCGTTTCAATTCTCGCAAGAGCGATATTCGCTTTATGTTTGGTGGTGAGAAGGGTGCAGCTGAGGCTGACAAGGCTGAGGAAAAGACCTATCGCATGGATAACTTGAAGGTGGCAGAGAAGATGGAGCGAGGCAAGAAGGATGCCAAGGCTATCAAGCTGGCTACCGGATGGGAACGTGGAGCTGATGGCAAGTGGAGATATGAAATGCCGGATGCTAAGATTAAAGATATGAAGGATATTGGCGGTGGTAATATTGTTAAGCGTTTTGATGACGATATGCTTTGGAATGATGGTAAACTTACTAATGTCATTGATGCGCCTGGACTCTTTGAGGCTTATCCTCAGTTGAAGGATGTGCGTATTGATACGGATGCCATTATGAACGATATGCCTTCAAATGGTAATTATAATGCCAAGACCAACACCATTACCATTCATGCTGATGAGCTGAAATATATGAATAGTATTTTGAATCACGAGATTCAGCATGCTATCCAGTATATAGAGGGCTTTGGCAAAGGTGGCTCACCTGAACAAATGGAAAAAGAATTTAAGGAAGCGCAAGACGAGTGGAAGGCACGTGCTTATGCTCATGAATTGGAAGAAAAGGCCAAGGAAATGGGAGGTGAGTATAATCAATCGGAGGTAGAAAAAGCCCTTGTTGAGGAATATAAGGATTTAGATATGTCTGATGAACTTCCTGATAAAGAGACACGTATTAAGGGTTTCAATTACTTTGCACGTGGCTATGCAGATAGAAGTATGGATGATGCCATCAAACGTTTTCGCCTGAATGAAAGTACACGTTCTGACTTTGATTCTTACAAAGAATACCTAAAGTTGGCAGGTGAGGTAGAATCGAGAAATGTGGAGAAGCGTTTGGGTATGAATGATGAGGAGCGCAGAAACTCGCTGGCTGAGGAAACAGAGGATGTACCTAGAGATTCGCAGATAGTGTCCGGAAATGCTAGGGCTAGTTACAAGATCGTGGAGCAGAAGTTGCAGAAGCACCCTGATTCGCTGATGAAGGCTGGCACCTACTTTAGTGGTGGTGGTCTGGTTGAAGAGGGATTGAAGGGCATTATCGACCCAGTGGTGGCTGTGGAGTATGACCGAAAGATAAGTGGCGTGTATCGCAACAACTTCGGACAGCATATTGTTACGGCTGACGTGAGAGACGTGGACCCTAAGGAACTGGTGAAGCATATTGATGGCGAGGTGGAGTATTTCCATGCTTCGCCTGTATGCAAGAACTACTCTCAGGCTAAGAGCAATGGGGGCGAGGTGGAGCTAGACAAGGAGACTGCCAAGAGTACTGCCGACTTCATTGATGCTGTGAAACCGCGAGTGGTGACTATCGAGAACGTGAAGGGTTACAAGGACTCTGAGGCGATGAAGATTATCACCCAGGCACTTGACAAGAATGGCTACAAATGGGATGCTGACGTGTATAATGCTGCTGACTATGGTGGCTATACCAGCAGGGAGCGACTGATTGTTAGAGCCGTGAAGGACGGAGAACTGCCGGAGAAGCCTAAGAAGCAACCACGCAAGGGTGGATGGCTAGAGGCTGTGGAGGATATTCTTCCTACCCTGACGGAGAAGAAAAGCGGTGTGGCACCATGGATGGATGCCAGACTGAAAGTTGACGGTATTGACTGGCAGAAGGTGGAGAAGCCTCTATACGTGATGGGCAGTGCCTATGCAGACGGAAAGATTCCTCATGCCTATGGGGATGAGATTCTGCCTACGCTGAGAACCAAGAGCGGAGACGTGATTATCATGCCGGGTGGCAAGGTGTTGCGAGCTGATGGCAGGGTGTTGGCTAGAATAACCGGACTAGGCGATGACTATCTGTTGCCTAAGACGGAATCTTTGGCGCATACCATCATTGGCAATGGTATACCTGTGCAGTTGACCAAGGGCGTGATTGCTCCTCTGCTGAATAAGGATGACTTATCGGGCAGAAATGTGCTGGCTAGACTTGGCAGCTCTATCTTCAAGAACAACTGGGATGCAGACATGCAGAAACAGGTGAGCGACAGGGTGGTGAACACTGCCAACAAACTGGGTGGTGCTGAGGCTACGGTTTATACTTCTGTAGATGAGGTGCCGGATGCTTATCTGAGTGACGTGAAGAATGGTGCTACCGGATGGTATGACCCTACTACGCATACGGTTCATGTTTATCTGCCTAACTGTGCTGATGCCAACGAGGCGCAGAGAACCGTCTTCCATGAGAAGATAGGACATGAGGGTATGGAAGTGCTGCTTGGTGGTGAGCAGGGCGTGAGAAAGTTTGCGGACTTCGTATATAAGTCTGTAGATAAGAAGACGAGGGGCAAGATTCTCGACTTCGCTCATCAGTATGATCCAGGTTGGAACAATCCTGACCGCATCAATATCGGCACGCAGGAGTATATCGCCCATCTTGCCGAGGAGGGTCCAACTACAGCGGAGGACTTTTCTCTGTGGACTAAGATAAAGCATTATCTCATCAAGGTGCTTAAGAAACTTGGCATCCGTGTGCCTGGACTTCTGAACGACAAGGATTTGAGATATTACCTAATGAAGGCTGGTAAGGCTCTCCACGTTTGGGACAATATGCCGAAGGAGAAGCAGGAGGCTATGATGGCACAGGCTAGCAATGCCGAAATCAAGGATACGCTAGCTGATGGTGCTGGCAAGGGCAAGCCGAGACAGAAGAAGGGCGAGAGTGCCATCCAATACATGAAGCGAGTGATGGAATGGAAGCGATGGAAGGAAGCCCGAGAGGACACGGAAGACCCAGAGCCACCTATGTTCTATGACTTCGATAAGGATGCCGAGGGCAAGAAGGAATGGGAACGCCTTATCAAGGAGAACCCTATGGCTGATATGTTCGCCTTCGAGAAGCAGAAGCAGGACGAGGCTAGACAGAAGTATGAGGACTGGCTGACTAGGCACGAACTGAACGAGCAGAACGATGCCGACCTAGACTTGTACGAGGGCAAGATATACCCAGCCGAGACCAATCCAGAGGCTGATGCCTTGGAGCAGGAAGTGATGCAGGACTTGGCAGAGGTGACTAGTACCGATGTGAGCAAGGAGGGAGCTGCAACCACCGTGAAACATGCGGTTATCCATCGTAGAAAGAATATGGAGGAGGCTAGCGCAGACGATGCCATCTATATCAATGATGTGAAGAACAGCATCGAGAAGATGGCTGAGAGCGGTGCTTTCGACAAGTTGCTTTCCGACTACCAAGGCAAGCCAAACAAGGCTGAAAAGCTAGCTGAGGCTATACCTTATATAATAGAGGCACCAAGACGCATCAGAGAAATCGCCTACAAGCTGAACTCAACTGGTGTGTTTGGTGAGGGACATATCCATATCACTCCTAACGATGTGGAGGCTATTCAGGAGCTTCGCCCACAACTTGCCGAGGTGACAACCAATACACATACGGAAATTAAAGATGGAAAAGAGGTAAAGCTCTTCGATGATATGAAGGGCGCAACAGAGGTAGCTAGCAAGGTGGCTGACATCATCAATGGCAACCATGAGAAAGAACCTGGATTTGTGCCTATTGATGGTACGGACATCTTGAATAAGAATGTTTTGCCTATCATATTGAACCGTATCACTCCTTACGGTGTGGACTACAAGAATCTGAGCGAGCCGATGAAGAGCGTGCTTGATTCCATCAGAGACTGGTATAACTATACCTTCGACTGGTTGAAGGACAACAATACCTTGAAGGCAGACACTGGTTTCACCGTGGACTATGTAAACCACCTTTGGGATAAGGAGAAGTCTGACAAACAAGCGTATGCCATGTATGTGGAGAATCGCCAGCGCACAAAAAGCCCGAACGAGAAGCCACGCCAGATAAACACCATCATGGAAGGCTTGGAGGTTGGGCTTGTGCCTAAGACCACGGACATCACCAAGATGATGGCTTACTACAGCAGAAGCAACATCGAGGCTTGGGCTAACAAGACAATGCTCCAAGAGGTGAGCGGACTGAACGTAATCGAGCGCAACGAGGACGGAGAGATTATTTCTTCTGACCCACTGCTTTCATCGGTTGCACCTTTCAACTTGGAACAATACAAATACTTCGAGATTCCAGGTGTGGGTCCTGTATGGGTATATGATGTATCGCCTAAGCAGATGAAGGTGAAGAACCCTATCACTGGCAAGGATAAGGTGCTCTATTCGGAGGCAAGTGCAGGGGATAGATTCGGAGTTGTATTCGATACCTATCAGTCAACTCCTTTCTGGAAGGGTTTTGACACATTGGCATCGAGCATGAAGAAGTTGGAGCTTGGCTTCAGTGGATTCCATGCAGGAGCCTTGACGGAGGTTTATATGGTACAAAATATGGTGGAGTTTGGTCCTAAGAAGGCTATGGCCAACTTTATGAAGTATATCTTTGTAGATACGATGAAGAATCATCAGTTGCCTTGTTTTGCAAATCCTGAGGATTTCCAAGAGGCTGCTAGCCATCTGGTGAAGTTCGGAGCGACCAACGACTATGCAGCAGCGGATGTGCAGAACATGTTCGACAATTGGCGTGATTTTGCCCAAAAGTTGCAGCAGAAGTTGGAAGAGCGTGGAAAAATAGGAATGGCAGTAGGTACAGCAACAATTCCTTTCGAAGTAGCCACACAGATGGTTTCTATGCTAAACAAAGGCATGGATGTAGCCTTGTGGGACTTCTTGCACGATGGATTGAAACTTGCAACCTATCGTATGCGTGCGGATAGAACTAAGGAACGTGCAAAAAAATACGGATGGACGGACGAGCAACTGGGTAAAGCCCTGGATGAGGACGGACAGTTTGTGAACGATATGTTTGGAGGTCAGCACTGGGACATCGTTGGAGCAAGTCAGCGAACAATAAGAATTGCAGGAAGATGCCTACTCTCTCCAGATTGGAACAAATCAACAACTAGCCATTTCCTGGCTATTACAGGTTTTGGGTCAGTATGGAACGAGGCGACCTTTGAGAACTTCAAAAACTACTACAAGAATGTGTGGGCAGCAACAAGAGGAAAAGGCAAGCTAACGCCTGACGATTGGGGAAGATTGTCAAGACAACTTTCAGCCTTGCTGTGCTACGGAATCGGTTTTATGATATTCTATGAGGGATTCGCCAATGCTTTCAATGCAGCCTTCCGTGCCCTGGACGAGGAGAAGGAGCGCAAGAAGGCTGAGGAGCTGAGGAAGACCAACCCTAACTACCGTAGCTCTTACGAACTGGCTTATCCTGATGGCATGAAGTGGTATGACTATCTGATGAGGGGAAACAGCCTAGGACAGCAGAGCAAAATCTTTATGGGCAGATATGCGGACGGAACGGAAATGTATATCCGACATGGTAAGCAGTTCCGAGAGGTGCCTGAATATCTCTTCAACCATAAGGGAGAACTAGAGTTCCCTGGTCCTATGGTGCAGCGAATGATAGGCAAGGCGAACCCGATGGTGAGAATGGCCTTGGATGATATAAACTATCTGAGCGACTTCCAAGCCAGTCATGCCGACCAAGAGATACAGAGAAAGTATGGCAAGACCATCGGTCTGCTCTACAAGGATGCGCTCTACTGGGCACCGTTCTTGATTCCGAGCCAAGAGAACAAGGAGTTTAAGGCAGTGGATTTCTTCTTCCCATCCTCAAAGGGATTCTCTCCTTGGAAGGCTCAGAGCTACTTCAAGGACTTCATCCTGAGCGGTGACATGGAAGGCGTGGTAATGACCTACCAGAGCTGTGAGCGCAATGGCATTGACCCAGAGGAGCAGATAAAAGCAGCCATCGGTAGCGTGAAGGCATTGGAGAGTGCTGAAATGAAGGATGGCATTACTTCCTTGCAGGTGGCTAGCGAACGCTTCGATGAGGCTAAGAGTATCACCGAAAAGAAGAAGATGCGCCAGAAGATGAAGAAATTCCTCTCTCAGAGCGAGTATAAGGCATTCACCCAGAAGGAGGCACTGGACATGGTGCAGAGCTACCTGAATGGGGAGGATGATTTGAAGGAGATGGAAAAGGCTGAAAACAAGTACTTGATGAAGGCGAAATCGGAGGATGTGACAGAGGACTGGAGAATACAGGCTGTATGGAACGGAACGATGGAAACCTACGATGAGTATCAACGCTTGAAGGAAGTTGACAAGGCGAAGGCAAACGCCTTCAAGAACAGCAAAACCAACAAGCGACTGTTTGCAGCTAGAAAGGCTATCTCTGCTGCCAAGAAGAAGATGAACAAAGCCAAGAAGCAAATGGACGGTCAGAACGATACCGCCAAAATGGTGGAGATTCGCAAGACCAGAAAGGAGCTGTTGAAAACATTGAATGAAATGGAGTAGCCCGGCATGATAAAAGCATTGAGGGCTTACTCAATACTCAGAAAAAGAAAAGGGACTTGCTTCACAGCGAGTCCCTTTTTGATAGTCGTAAAATTCTAAATTCCAAATAAATTTTATTTTTATAACAAAATGAAAATCGTATTTTGAAGATGTTGGAGCGATGACTAACCTATCTGGGCGGGTCCGTTGGCTTCTGCCTTCTTTGGCTTTGCCCAATCGATGTAACGCTTCATGGCTTCGTCCATGCTCTGCTGTTCACTCTTTGGAGCTTCTTTCTTCTTTTCGCCCCAAAGACGGTGGGCAATATCATCCAAGCACCACTGCCAATCGTCTCGAAGGGTGATAACCTTGGAGCTTGGCATGATGGTGACATCTGCCTTTGGTGGGTCAACATGCTTTGTGTTGCCATCCTTGTCGGTCTCTTCCTTGGTGCAGAGAGAGGCGAAAGGAACGTTATTGTCGTTAAGAAACTTCTCCACATCCTCCTTCTTGATGTCACAGAGAAGAATGCAGACGGAAACCTTATTCTTCTTCAAGGTGGTGAGGGCTTCTTTCGCCTTGCCTACCATGGATAAGTTGCCTTTATCATCCTTGGTGATGACGCAGGCTTCGTGAACATTGATTGATTTACTCATACTATCTAATATATTAGAAATTCTACATTTAAAAGAATTGCGGAACAAAAATAAGGGGAAAATATGAGAAAGTAATGTTAAGTTGCGCAACTTATCACTAAGAAGCGAGAAAAAGGCGGTATCTTTGACGAAAAATTAAGAATTATGCCAGATAATCGTGTTATAAATGATATTTCGAACTATGCCGAGCCTGGACCTGACTCCCTGGAGGGAGTGAGCAGGGAGCGGTTTGCCCAGACGGACAGCAACCTTCGGCTGATAGAATGGGCTTGCCAATACTTCTATGATGGCGCAGAGCTGAGAAAGAAGTGGAAGCGAGCGCAGGACTTCGTGATGGGCAGACAGCTGGAAGAACTGATAGAGTGGAACGGCAGAAAGATAAGCATCCGTCAGTATATGGAAATGAAGGGTATGCCTATACTGGAATATGATGTGATAGGTGACAAGCTGCTTTCTCTCGTAGGACTTGTGCGCCAGCAGCGCAGTACAGCCTCTTGCAGTGCCGTAGACCCCAACGAGGAGGACTATATCAATTTCTTCAATGAATACCTTCGGCAGAACGACAACTTGAACGACCGACAGGAGCTAGATGCCAGAATGTTTTATGCCTTCTGTGTCTTCGCCTTCGTGGGCATGAAAACCTACTATGGCAGGAAGGACGGAAAGAATGCTATATTTGACTACATGGTGGACATCTTTAAGATAGCGTTGCCACCTTTCTTCAAGTATGACCTGAGCGACATAGAATTTATCGCTGAGGCTCACGATTTGACTTGGCGAGAGATAATCGCCACCTTCACCGATGGAAGTAAGGCTGAGGTGGACAAACTGAGCGAGATATATCTACAGACACAGCATCATTTCGCTCCAGAACAGACTTATCACCCGAATGGTGAAGCGCAGTATGCAGGGATAGACGATTTTACCCATTCTTCGGTAATCGGCAAGTACAGGGTGTTGGAGATATGGACGAAGGAGACTAGACCAGCCATCTGGGTGCATGACTGGGATGCAGGAACTAGCGGATATGCCTCTCCTGACCAACGAGCTTTCTACGAGGAGAAGAAGCGGAAGCTAGAGGAAGCCAACATCATGAAGGACGAGAACGGTCTGCCTGTGCTCGATGAGAACGGTGAGCCTATCTATTATGTGGACCTATCAGAGCTTAAGACCATCGAAATGAAGGATGAGGTTGAGACCTATTGGTACAGAAGATACCTAACTCCGAATGGCTATCTGCTGGATGCTAGGGAATCGCCTTATTATGTATTGAGAGACGGTTTCAGAACTTCCATTATGCCATATACCTTCGTGGCATATCCTTGCCTGAATGGCGAGGTAAGAAGTTTCTCGATGCGTGCCGAGAGCAACCAGCGTACCTTGAACCACTATATGATGATGATAAACTTCATTGTAGCGAATGGTGCCAAGGGTACGATGCTTGTGGATGAGAATGCTCTGAGCGAAAAGCAAAGCATCGATGAAATGCAAGTGAATTATACCAAAACAGATAGCATCATCTTGTGGAACTCCAAAAACGGAGGCAAGCCACCGCAGACTTTGGTCAACAAGAGTATTCCGGCAGGAGTTGACTTCATGGTTAACTTCGCCAAGACCATGGCAAGTGAGGGTACAGGCGTGCAGGGTGCTCTGCAAGGCGTTCATCGCAACACTAGCGGTAAGCAATATCAACTGGAAAGGGAAAGTTCTTCTACCACAATACAAGATTTTGTGGAGAGCTTCAATAACTTCAAGGTGAGAATCGCCAAGAAGAAGCTGTATCTCATACAGGAGTTTTGCACCTCAGCGGACAGCGTGAAACTGACAGGGGACGATTTCGAGACACATTTCAATCCGGAGACCATGAGGGATATGGACCTTGATGTTTCAATCGACTTGGACGCTTACAGCCCACTTATCAGAAATGCTAATAACGATATGGCTTGGCAGATGATGGTTAGCGGTAAGATGGACCCATATACGATGCTGACCGTAGGACAATTCCCTGGTACAAGCCGAATGAAGAAGTACTTCAAGGAACAGCTAGAGAAGCTACAGGCGATGCAAGCGCAGCAGCAAGCGAATGGCGAAATGCCTACAGCAGGAGCTGGACAACAGCAAACAGGTACGCCAGCAACACACCTGAAAGATGCAAGCGATGGTGTAAATGACTTGGCAACTTTGCCATCATCGGGCACATAAAAGGAAAGTTCTTAGAATCATAATAAACTCGTAAGTTTTTAGTTAGTAGATTGTTTTTAGGTTTTAGTTTAAAGGTAAAAAAGATGAGGAAGAGGAGACCGTGATGGCTTTCTCTTCCTTTTGTTTTGTGAGAGCTTAGGAGATACCATATTTCTTCTTGTAGGAACGTAGCTTTTCCATAGGGACGGAAACACGATACATGTAATAGTCTTGCCACTGCTTCAACTTCTTGGCTCTAACCTTGTTGTCGGCATCGCAGCCGATTGCTCCCCATTTGGACGGGGTGTAGTAGTAGGAGGCAGCCTTGATGTCTTCCACATTCTTGAAGTAGCGTGTAGCCTTCCATTTGCCAAGCTGCACCAGGCGACGGTAGGCGAGCATACCCTTGCGATTGGGGTCGTAGGTCATAATAGCCCAATCCTTGTGGGACTTGTCGTAGAGCATGTAGAAGCGAGGCGCACCACCTTCCTTGTACTTAGCAAGGGTGGCTTTCACTCCCTTCTGCCACATACGAGTGGAGCGGAAGAGTTCGATACGAGTAACAATAGGCTGGTAGATGGTTATGACCATCTTACGCAGCAGGTTTGAATAACTTTGTTTCATTTTTCTTTTTACTTTTAATTATTAACTTATATGGACAGGCGATAAAATCGCCTGGAACGGTGGCTCAGGGAGAGGGCTAGCTGCCACCACCTATGCCTGACAGCTCGGCTACTACAGGTGGACGGTTGCGGAGGCGTTCACGCTCTATCTCTGCCTTTGAACGGAATGGAACGATTTCCGGTGCTGGCATATCCTTTTCCACGTAGAGGGCGATAGCTCTAGCCATCACACGGTCATCGTGCTTGCCAGCAATGGCACCGTAGCAGTCGTTTTGCTTGTAGTAGAGGAAGTAGGTGCATTCATCAATGGCTGCAAGCTCACGCTCCATATAGCCACCGTCTCGGATGATGCGTGCCATGGTCTTCACTACTGCCACCTTGGTAGCCTTGTTAGTATTGAATCCCCATTTCATCTCTATGTTCTTCACCTTCTTCAACTTGGACTGAGAGGCACTATACAGGTTGCTGTAGAGAGGGATGAGGATAGGGAAGAACAGCTCAGACTGGTTGCCCTCGGTATTGTTCATACGAGAGTAAGCGGTATTGTTCTCGATAACCAGGAAGGCATCATTATAGAAATGAGCAATCTGGGCGCAACGCATGGCGAGTTGGTCGGCATCGCAGTGACCATGCCATTCGGCTACAATCTCGGGAACACCACCATAGATTTCATCGTAGCGGTCGAGCACTACGATGTCGGAGAAATCGGAAGTCTTGTGAGAGCCACCAATATCGCAGGACACAACATAGCGATGCTTGACAATCTCGGAGTTATCGGGTCCAGCCCAAACTTTGAGAGGTCCACCAGCACGTTCTACGAAACGGATGTTGTTCATGCAAGCAGGGTCGGCAGCATCGTAGGAATCGCCCTCGATGTCGCCCACCATGATAGGCTCGATGCCCTTGCAGTCCTCTTCCATCTCCTTCAACTTGTAAGGGTCGAAGACGGTAGTGCCGGAGAAGAGGAAGGCTTCCACGTCATCGGAAGGGAACTCCTGACGCATATCGTCAAGAGTCTCATACTCCTTGGACTTCTCAATATACCAATGGATGCCCTCGAAAGATGCGCCTTTACATTCGTAGAGCCACCAATAGTACTTGCCATGACCTTGCTCGTCATTACGATTCTTCCACAACCAGATGGCGAAATCGGCACGTTCATCCTCAGAAGCAAATGGCAATATATATTTTTCAATTTCGAACCATGCCACGAAGACAGGAGTAAATGCAGACAGAGGTTTTCCGTCTTTGTCTACTGAGTTTGCGGCTACCCAGGCATCGTGGAACTCGTTTTCTCGTCCGTTTGGCGTTGACTCTCTTACGATAAAGGTTAGAGGGTCCGGTTGGATAGATGATGATGCAGCCTTAATAACCTTAGCTGGAGTCCACTCTGTGGTGTTAGGGAAGAAGGCTTCCTCAGTAATATGAGCAAGGGCAGCATCACCAGAACGACAAGATTCTGGGTTACGGGCTGAACCAGTCTGTATCTTACAATCGCGTGGAATGAGATACTTGATATTCTGTATGGTTCCTGATGTCTTGATTTTGCGAGGGTCGTTCTTGAATGGTACACCAATGTCGTAGAAGAGCCATGTAGGAATGGCATTAATTAGCTTCTCGTACATATCGAATACCTGTGTGGCAGATGAAGACTGGTGGCCAACGATATTACTATTCCAGTTTGTCTTCCAGAAGATTTGCAACCATGCCATGTAGATGTCGGTGAGGGTAGAACCACCCCATTGACGGCATTTCAAGAGAATGACACGGATATAGTGGTACTGACTGTGAAGGCGTAACTGTTCGAAGACCTTGGCTAGTTTAATCTGGGCATTGCGAAGAAGAAAAGGTATATCATCGCCACCATCCTTATTCTTGATTCGGGCATAGGCGTAGGCGAAGAAATAGAAGTCGTGCTTGCAGCGGAGGCGGATGAGGTAACGGAAGACAGCATCGCGTGCCTTTTCTTGATCCAGGTCTGCCATGTACTTCTCGCAGAAGGCAGAGATAGAACCGCACTTGATGATGGCGCAGAACTTCTTTTCCTTCAACATTTCTACAGGAAGCCAAAGTTTCTTGCCCTTCAAGAAATCCTCAATGACACACTCAAAGCGAAGACCAGGCGCATTCTCTCCAGTAATGGGACGATAAGTAGCGAGGAGGCTTGTGAGCCTTCTCTTATCTTCCTCTAGAATCTCTTTGAGCTTCTTATCGGACAGTTGCTGCTGAGGTCGTACTTTTAATGTGGATTTTGCTACTGGCATCCGTTATATATAATAATGTTAAGTGTTGAATGTTAAATGTTGAGTTTTTGAGATTTGCGAATGAATCTTTCTGCCTTGGCATAGATGAATCCGATGGCAAAGAGGATGAGGTGATAGATGCCAGCTATGTGAGGGAGGAGGCATCCAATCACTAGGAGGATGAGCATCTGCCAGAAGGCTAAGCGTTTTCGCCTGTAGAGCCACGGAGCGGTGAAGCCCATGAAAAAGGAGATAATGACAGATGCGCCCAAGACTGGAAGGGACGGATAATAAAGGAAGGAGAGACCAACGGAGGCAAGCCATGAAGCCAGCACACGATGGAGGCGAAACTGACGATGAACCATGAGGAGGCACCAGGCGTTGACAGCCCAATGGATGAAGTTGGCATGACCGAACATGTAAACGAAATGGGAGTATTGAGACGAGGATGGCGACACAGCAAGATTGGCGTGCAGCGGAATGATGAAAGCCATCAGGAGGACGATGAGGAGTGTTATATATAATGTACGCATAATGAATGAGAGTTTTATCGAGTGATGAATGATGTTTTCTTATTGCGGAAATAATTGCTGATTTTCATCTGTATGTAGCGAGGTGCCATCCCCATGTTGGGCGCAGGAAGGTCTAGGCACACATACACAAGATGCTTGGTGTTGTATTCCTTGTATTGTTCCATCTGACGGAGGCGCAAGAAATCCTGATAGAAGGCTTCGAAGAGCTTTTCCTTCATGTCTTGGTATTTGCCGAACTTAGGCTTTTCCCCCTTGATGCGTTTGCATACATACCGATAGGCTGTGCTATCAGCGAGATAATAACAAGAGGCTGGCATCTTGGCGATGTAATCGCATATCTTAGCCATGGTGGTAGGATATTCTACCATTCTCTTGGCCTTACGAAAGAGCAGAAACATTTCCTGGTCTCTTTTAAGGTAAATTTCGGATATGGAATTTAGATGTTTCATGCCAACAAAATTAATTCATCAAGATGCAGAACTTATCACAAAGTAATGCGAAATTTTGCTTAATTTAGCACACAAATATTAAAAATGAACGTTTATGACAAAAGAAACGATTGATAATCAGAATGTTAAATCAAAGCGAGATTCTTTCAGAGAGCGTCTTGCTCAGCGTTATCCCGACCTGAATATGGACGATGATGAGGCTGTTTATAACCAAATTGCGACCGATTACGACCAGTACGACCAAAGCAAGAAAAGGATGGACGACTTCAACAACATGCTGAAAGAAAATCCTCATGCGCCTGGGCTGGTGACAGGTCTTGTGACCAAGAAAAATGCAGACGGTGGCGACTTCAACCTTATCGACTACTTGATAGACGAGCTAGGACAGGACTACATAGAAGCCATCAATGGTGACGATGAGGCTAGGAAACGCTTGAAGGCTAGCGAGAAGGAAAAACTCGATGCGAGCGAGAAGCTAGCCAAGGACAAGGAGACTCTTGCAGCCAACATGGAGCAAGAGGATAAGGAGCTGGATGCTGCCATGAAGGAAGCCAAGATTAAGCCCGAGGCTATCAAGGACTTGATAGAGTGGATGTATAAGCGTAGCGATGATGGCGAAGACCACGATGATGATGGATTCGTATGGCGTGCTGCCCGGTATGGCTTGAAGAAGGCAGACTTCTTGCGTCTCTTCCAAATCAAGGACTTCGACAAGGCTGTGGCTGATGCCGAGGATAGAGGCTATAAGCGTGGCAAGAACGAGAAAATCGACCAACAAAAGCAGCTACATGATGGAAGACAGGGTGGCAAGCGGAACATCAACATCAATGGTGGTGGTGGTGCTCCTTCTCTTCCAAAGGAGAAGAGCCGTACTGAACAGGTGTACAGCCAGATGGTTGGAATGTAGCTCTTATCAATTAAGAATTTATAGTTAATAATTAATAGTTTAAAAATTGTAGATTATGAAACAGTTTAAGAAATGTAAAGGGCACAGAACGAAGCGTATATAAAACCTTATGCCCCAAAATCGGGTGAAGCCTTTGAAATATAGTTAGTTACGATAATCTTGCATGAAGAGCGACACAAAACGAAACGTTTACATGGGTTTAATTTTGGTTTAATTCTGTGGTCTCCTGACTTGCGTTTGAGGGCGGTGGACTTGAATGAGGTTTACAAATGGCTTACATGAGGATGATGGGGCGTGTGCATGGGTGGCAATCGCTACCCATTATTTTTGCCCTTTTATGATTATTTAAAATGCAAAATTATTCCATATAATGATTATTTGGTATATTTGCACCGAAATTTAAATGAATTGATATGGCAAAGGTTATACACGTCCATCTTATTGTGGGCAAACATAATGGCTTGAAAGACTTCTACTTTTCAAGCATATCGGCGGTTTATACCGTGCTGACCTCAGAAGAGGTCGGATGTACCAAGAGTTACTTGCTTCATGCTGGGCTGTCTGGGAATGGGTCTATAATCACGAAACGAGCTATTATAAAGCAATCTACGCTTATTTCGGGTGGTCGGCAAGGGTCTATGAAAGGAAGTGGTTAATACGCCGTTAGAACGGCTTATTTACGGTATTCAAACCGAATATGAATGAGGGGGCTTCACGCTCCCTTTTTTCGTGTTGAAAAGTGACGATTTTGGGGTAAGGGTTACACTAAGGGTTACAGTTAAGGGTTACACTTTCGAGAATTAAGGGTTACAAAAGTGGGGTCGTTGGCATACAAAAAGCTGAATGAAGAAACTAACCACTTTTTGCGGTTAATTGTGAAGAAACTACCCCTTTCGGAGCAACGATTTTTGAAGTTTACACCTTATTATATATAATATAGGGCTTTGGGGACGATAAAGAGGGGGTGACACCCCACTTGGAGTGCCAAAGGGGGTGTCACTATGAGGTTAAAAGAACTTGCTGATGCTACCAATGACCTCAAAGATGTTCAATATCCTTGATTTGGGGTATTCTTGTTCATCGAAATCTTGCAAGTTGATTGGGATGAAACGGAGCTTGTCAGGATCATCAGACTTGCGCAATATCTTGATGGTTCGTATCGTGTCAAGCACAACAGCGTATATTTCGCCATACTGGACATCATCCAGCGTACATTGGCGAAGGGCAATGATGTCGCCATGGTTGATTTTTGGCTCCATTGAATGACCTGTAACATTGCACCATAAATCAGCTTTCTCGAACCCTCTGATGACAATGTTTGTGTCTGGTACGCTTTTCTGAGAGTTGAAGACCTCTGTAAAGCCTCCCATAAAATCAACATCGTAATATGGCTTGCCTATGTCTGGGTTATCAGAAAGCTGTGGCGCATTATTTACTTCCTTGGTAGATGGTAAAGTTGTGTCTAAATCGCTTGGCTCATCATCAACCCATATCTTAGGCATCTTATATGTTTCACGGAACATATTATTTCCTCTGCTCATCAGAATCCAATCAGGTGAAATTCTGTAAAGGTCGCATAAAGTTGCTATCATATCGACCCCTACGTTCATTCTACCATTCAGAATTTCTGAAAACTTAGAAGGCTTTACGTTCAGAGATTCTGCTAAATCAACCTTGCTGTTTACCATTTTTTTGTCCAAAATCGCATTGATAGCCATGATAAAGCGCACATTTATCTCATTTTTTGTTAAAATCTGCTTATATACTTCCATATTTTCTGAATTTAATTTTGTTATTATACAGAAATTCTGTATCTTTGCACCGTGTTACTAAAGGAACACCGCGCCAAAGATACAAAAAAGACGTGAGAAAGACGAATTTTGCATCTTAAAAAGATAAAACAAGATTTGTATAACGATTAAAAATGGAAGCAATGAAAAAGTACATTGACGTAACAAGAGAAGTTCGCCAGGACATCATGGCAGCGTTCAACGTTACAGGGAAAATGGTTTATTATGCCCTGAACTTTGACGCAAAGCGTGGCGAAAGTGACAAGGCAAAGCGCATCCGTGTATATGCCAAGCAGAAAGGTGGCATTGTGATGATAGTTGCCCCAGAGGTAGAGACCATCCATGATGCAGATGGCTATATGCGCCAATACTTCCCCAATGGTGCAATGATTGAGTGCAACAAAGCCAATGGCAATGTGGATGTGTTCTACAAGGGCAAGATGATGAAGCAATACCAGGATGTGAAAATCAAGCAACTGGAAGAAATCCAAAGCATCTTTGCTGCATGGACACAGAGGGATGCCGACATCTTGACTACCCCAGAGCTTTACAAAAAGTACGCAAGACCTGTTTGTGCCGAATAATCAAGGAGGTGAGAAATGGAGTATTACGGTAACACACTTTGCATTTCAGCACGTGAGCTTGTTGACGGTGGTATAATGACTGCCTCGAACTACAAGCAGCTATCTGCCAGGAAGCGCATCAATGTGGTGCGTAGCGGTAAGGGGCAAGGACGTTATGCTCTGGTTGCCGTTGATAGCATTCCTACCATCTACCGCAAAATGGTGGATGAACTTTATCCTGGTGGTGACACTGTGAGACTGGAAGGTTGGATAACGTCCAACTATGAGACCGACCAAGCAGCCGTTGCGTTCTTTAACGACCGTGCCAAGACTGGGCTTGACCTCACACAAGAGAAAGTGAAGGAATATGTGGTGAATGCCTCTGTTCTGAACACTTGCATCAAGCTCTACAACCGTGCAAGCGCATCAAAGAAGCTGATGGGAGAAAAATACGACTGGGAAAAGATGGCAACCACCATCAAAACACTCAAAGAGAAATTTGGCCATACGCTACCTGCTTCAACCATGCGATTCAGAAAGAAAGTAGCCGAATACAAGAAGTTTGGCTATGCCTGTCTGATAAGTGGCAAGTTCGGAAACCAAAGCGCACGCAAGGTTGATCACAAGACGGAACGCTTGATTTTGGGCTTGGCAGTACTTCCTAACAAGCCATTCAACACAAGTGTCTTGGAGCTATACAATTCGTTTGTTTGTGGTGAAATAGAGGTCTATGATCCTGAAACTGGAGAACTATTCAACCCCGATGATTTCACAGACAAGAGCGGTGAACCAAAGGTTTTGAGTGAATCGACAATCACCAACTACTTGAACCGACCGAAAAACAAGGTGCTAATTGAACATGAGCTTATGAGTTACACCACCTTTATGCACGAACAGATGCCGCACATGCACCGCCATGCAGGTGAGTTCTCTTTGAGCCAAATCACAATGGATGACGTGGACTTGACACGAAAGTTGAAAGACACCAAGCAGAGGGTTCACGCTTACTATGCTTATGATGTGGTCAGCCAATGTGTGATTGGCGCATCTTACGCAAGGAAAAAGGATGAAATCCTGGTGCTTGACTGCTTTAGGGATATGTTCCGACTGATAGAACGCAATGGTTGGGGTATGCCAGCAGGTATTGAGGTTGAGAATCACTTGATGTCGCAATACAAGGACGGATTTCTGCAAGCAGGTGTCGCATTCCCATTCGTTCATTTCTGTGCGCCTCAGAACTCGCAAGAGAAATATGCAGAGAACTTGAACGGTGCGAAGAAACGCAGCATCATCCACAAGAACCATGAAGGCATTGGCCGTTTCTATGGAAAAGGCAAGTGGCGCACGGAAAGCAAGAAAATCAGTGACGAAACCAACGAGCTTTATGAGGACAAGGAATATTTCAGCTATGATCAACTGATAGCTGATGACCGCCAAGACAACTATGAGTGGAATCACAGCTTGCACCCGAATCAAAAGAAGTACCCTGGCATGAGCAGATGGGACGTTCTTGTTGCCAACATCAATCCAACCCTTCAACCGCTTGACAAACTTACGCTTGCAAGATACATTGGTGAGAGAGTGGAAACAAGCATCAGAAGAAACTCCACCGTAAGAGTGGCATACGAAGATTGGTGGTTGAGCAAGACCGAAAAACTGGAACGTCTGGAGCCAAACAACAATAAGGTGACGGCATACTACATTCCAGATGCAGACGGCAAGCCACAAGAGGTGTTCATCTTTCAAGGTGACAGATTCATTGACCAAGTGGAACGAGTGGAAACCTACAACCGTGTGATGGCAGAACAGACTGATGAAGACTTGGAGAAATACCAAGCGCAACAGAAGAAAGTTGCCTCATTCACGAAATACGTCAAGGACAATGCCATTGGCAAGGTTGGAGTAATGAAGTCGGATGTGCCAAAGGAAGAGGCAGAGGAAACCTTTGTACTTCCACCGCCAAAGATAGAAGACCCCGATGAAGTATATATGCCAGAAATGAGCATAGAGGAAAGGGCTTTGGCCGACCTTTAAACACCGTTCAAACATCATTATAATAACGATTAAAGATTAAGAATATGACAATAGCAGACGCAACAAAGAAAAAGATCCTGGCAGCGATAGCAGCCAACAGGTCAAACTATCCAAGTGACGCAAAGCACGCAACCGCCCTTGGACTTTCAACATCCATCTACAGTATGTTGAAGAACGGTCAGACAGAAAAGGCATTGAGTGATGCCAACTGGTTGAGCATTGCAAGAAAGCTGAATGTGGCCTTGCGCAACGAAATAGAATGGAACGCAGCCCCAACAGAGACTTTCAAGTATATCACCAAGCAAATAGAGTTCTGTCAAGGCTCTGGGCAAAGCAGTATCCTTTGCGACATCCCCAACATTGGAAAGACCTTCACGGCACGCTATTATGTGCAAGGTCACAAGAATGCAGTTTATATCGACTGTTCGCAAGTGAAGACCAAGTTGAAGTTGGTTCGCAAGATAGCATCAGAGTTTGGAGTGGACAGCAAGGGACATTATGCCGATGTGTATGAGGATTTGGTTTATTACCTTCGCTCCATCGAGCACCCTCTTATCATCCTTGATGAAGCTGGAGACTTGCAGTATGAGGCTTTCTTGGAACTCAAAGCCCTCTGGAATGCTACGGAACGCTGTTGTGCTTGGTACATGATGGGAGCGGACGGATTGAAGGAAAAAATCAACCGTTCCATTGTGTGCAAGAAAGTTGGTTACACGGAAATGTTGAGCCGTTACGGTGGCAGATATTCCAAGGTGACACCAGACGATGGTAAGGAGCGAGACAAGTTCTTGCGCCATCAGGCAGAAGTGGTGGCAAGGGCTAACGCTCCAAAGGATGCTGACATTGCAACCATCGTGAGAAAAACCAATGGTGGCTTGCGCCGTGTATATACAGAGATTGAGAAACTGAAACTTGCATAACGATGGGAAATAAGATAACGATAACGTTCAATGATGGAAGCCGTAAGGTATTGAAATCACCAGACACATTGCAAAGCATTGATGAAAAACGTGAAGCTCGTTTTGTCATGGACAATTTAAAAGTATGCAGAGGATGGTGTGATGGTGAGGTTGATGAAGATGGTAACTTTAGTGTATTTAGAACCATTCATGGTGTATCACTTCCGTTTGAACATTTGATGGGTTGGTGTTATGTAAAAGGTAGATAACTATGGCAAAGCGAGCATACAGCCCCAGGGATATTGCAGCAAAGACATACGTCACCATTCCCTGGGGTGAGAAATGGAGCAAGGTGTTTGGCTATCCAAGCATAACAGAGACATGGTTTGTGTCTGGATCGAGCGCAAGCGGAAAGAGCAGCTTTGTGATGCAGCTTGCCAAGGAACTTTGCTCGTATGGTGGCGTTCTTTACCTGAGTTATGAGGAAGGTGTGAGCAAGAGCTTTCAAGACCGCATCAACCGCTACAAGATGAATGAGGTGCAAGGCAAGTTTCGTGTGGCAACAGACGACACCCTTGATGATTTGAGAATAAGGCTTAAAAAACGCAAGAGTGCCAAGTTTGTCATCATTGACAGTTTCCAATATTCAAATTGGAGCTATGAGCAAGCCAAGACACTTGCAGATGACTTTCCTCGAAAGTGCTTCATATTCATCAGCCAGGAATACAAGGGGCAACCGCTTGGCAAACCAGCAGCCCGATTGAAGTACATGGCAGGTATGAAGGTGAGAGTGCAAGGATATAAGGCATATTGCCAAGGTCGTGCCATTGGTGAGGCTGGTGAGGCATTCACCGTATGGGAGGATGGAGTAATACAAACAAGCAACGAAACATAAGGCGTATGGACAAATACAAGGATGGTGACACCATTTTCATCTTGATGACGGCAGAACAATGCAAGTCGGTTATGAGAGAATGGCTTGAACATAATTACGAGTGCGACTTGAATGTAATGCGCTCACAGAAGAACAAAGGCAAGTTTGTACTGAAAACAAAAAGCCTGATGTGGTCAAACAGAATCATCCAGTGGCATGGGTATGAGAAAGTAACTTATCAAACAATATAGCTTATGGAAGAAATGATTGAGAGCTTGGTGGCAATCATCAAGGACAAGACAAAGGATTTTACATACCTGGATCAAGAACAGATATTCAGAGACTTGTCTGGCAGATTAAACGATATGTCGCTTGATGCCATGAAGTGTGAGTATCTTGGTGAGAGAAAGGAGGTGGCAGACGATGAGTAAAGAACGAAGGGTGTTAGAACTGGTTCCACCATCATGCCAAATTACCCATGAGACAGTGATATGCCATGGGCATGAATGTGGATATTGCCACGGCAATGGTTACTTCTGGGGACGTGATGCCAACTGGGAAAGCGTGAAAGTTCCTTGCCCTATATGCCAAGGCAAGAAAGAAATGAAAGCCATCATTGAAATAACATGGCTACCAGACAATGAAAAGAAAACTAAAAAATAAACGAATATGAGTAAAATCGGTAATTGGTTCCATGCCATGCGTGAGAACTACAAGAAAAAGGCTGAACAGAAACGTGCAGCGCAAGTGAGAGAAGAAGCCATGTCAAGACTACAGGCGAGAGAGTTCAATGGCAAGATATTCCTTTGCTTCGACAATGTGCCAATACTGGAGACGGAAGACTTGACCCTTGGCATGGCTGCAAGCGTGAAAGAGGCACGCCAGTATTTTATGACTTACAGAGGTGTCGGCCATGAAGCAGCAAGTAACGAACTTTAGCCGTTTCTTTGCCTCATTCAACGAACTGCCTTGCTATTGTGGCAGTCGTGAAGAGTTCAAGAAGGAAATTGTCAGTCAATACACTTTCGGACGCACAGAGAGCTTGAAGGAAATGACTTGGCAAGAGTACAATGATTGTTGTGACGGTCTGGAGAAACTGAGCGGTCGAAAAGATAGATTGAAACGCAATCGCAGCATCTGTCTAAAGCTGATACAAGAGATTGGCGTGGACACAACCGACTGGCAGCGCATCAATGAGTTCTGCAAGCATCCTCGAATTTGCGGAAAGGAGTTTGCCAGAATCCGACTTGACGAAATGGAAGATTTCCAAAGAAAACTCAGAGCAATCAAGAAGAAAGGCGGTTTGAAAGAGAAAGAAGACGTGAACAATCCTGGCAGGATGGTGATGTATATCCCTTTGGATGGAATCCCTCATGCCTAAAAATACAACCCATTTTAAACGACAAGACAATGGAAGAGAACAAGAAACAGACAGTAGAAATGACAGCGGAAGAGGCAGAAGCCTTCAAGCAGTTCCAAGAGAAGCAAGCCAAGGAAAAGGCTGCTAAGAAGCGCAAGGAAGACCGTGAGGCTTACGCCCAGTTGGTGGACAGCGAGATTGAGAGTGCCATCCCCGAACTTCGCAGCCTGTCAGAACAGATGCTTGCAGTGAAGAGCAAGGTTTATGAGAACTTTGCGGAAGTCATCAACATCAAGGCAAACGTGTTGAAGCTGACCAAGGACACCCAGCGCACACACACCTTCACCCATTCAAACGGAAAGATGCGCCTCACGCTTGGTTACAACTGCATTGATGACTACCGTGACACAGTGAATGACGGCATTGCCATCGTCAAGCAGTACATCGAGAGCCTTGCAACCGACACCAAAAGCAAGGAACTTGTGGCAACCATCCTACAGCTATTGAGCCGTGACGGAACAGGCAACTTGAAGGCAAGCCGTGTGTTGCAGCTTCGCAAACTGGCAGACAAGAGCGACAACGACCAATTCAAGGAAGGTGTGCAAATCATCGAAGAGGCTTATCAGCCATCGCTCACCAAGCAGTTCATCAGAGCTGAGTGGAAGGACGAACACAACAAGTGGCACATCATCCCATTGAGTGTGACAGATGTAGAACAAACAGAAACTAAACAAGAAGCCAATGAAGACAACGACAACCAAGGCACCCAAGGTGGCACTGTGTAGAATGTGCCACGGCACTGGGAGAAAGGGCGAGGAAATTTGCCCACAATGTGAAGGAAGTGGACGTGTGACAGTGAGCTGTGAAATGACACTTGACATCCGTCCATATCATCCAAAGGTTAAACATACAACAAACAATTAGCCCCATGGGAAAGCGACGCGGACTAAGTTATCAGAAACGTGTTGCTGACATCAACAGGATATATGACCGGCATATCAAGGACGGTGTTCCAAACCGTGAGATATGGCGCAGGTTCATATATCCTGAGTATGCTATCAGTGAGCGTCAATTTTACAATATATTGAAAGCGTCTGCTGAATCAAAGAATGAGATTCCAGCAGACGCTCAACCGTATCTTGATTTTTGGAATGATGAGCAAGGAAAAGACTATTATTAAGAGGATTCTGAATGACATCCGCGTTGACCTAAGTGACGAGTTTGACCAGAACTTTGAGCGAGAGGCATTTTTCAGCGAGGCATGGGAACGGCACAGAAGCCCCCTTCGACCAGGTGGGCATATTCTTGTTGATACAGGCACGCTGAGGAGAAGCGTCAGAAGCGAGATGAAGGAAACGAGCATCCGCTTCTTCACTGATTTGCCATACGCCGACATTCACAATGAAGGCGGTGAGATAGTGGTGACAAAACGAATGAAAGGCTATTTCTGGCACAAGTACATGGATGCAGCAGGTGCATTGACCTTTGCAAGGCGCAAGGACGGCACGCAGCGCAAGGACAAGAAGACACGGCACATCAGTGACGTGGCAGAGTTCTGGAAGTTCATGGCCTTGAAGAAGGAAGGCACGACAATCAAGATACCAAAGAGGCAGTTTCTGGGTTTGTCACCAGAGGTGGAAAAGGCAGTTACGGACATCATCGAGGATAATTTGCACGAATACCTCGGAAAGGAAATGGAACATTTTGAAAAACGATTGAAGAAATGAGAAAAGAGATTTACAAGATGCTTTGTGAGCGTCTGGGCAATATACCAGAAATCAAGTATATTGACCTTTGGAACCACAATGTGGAGTTCATTGAACAAGAAGACAACTGGGAACGTCCAGCGGTGTTTGTGGAGCTTTGCCCAATCAACTGGGAGGCTACGGTGGCAGGTATGCGCTATGTGACAGAAGCGAAAGTGAACTTGCACGTGGTGACAGACTGGTTGGGCAGCAGTGCAGCCAACAGCGACCAAAGAGAAGAGAGTTTGACCGTGTTTGACCTCTTGGAAAAGATTCACACAGCCCTGGCAGATGTGGACGGTGAGCATTTCAAGGAGTTCGACATCAGCAATTCGACAACCAACCACAACCATGAGGATATTTTGGAAAACATTGAAACTTATAGTTATGTGGGTTACAGAGAACTTGGCCAGTCCAAGTAAATATAATTAAAGCATCCGATGCCTTGACAGCTTCGGATGCTTTTTTTAATGTCCTTCGGATGTCGTTTGACCCTTACTGATACAAGCTCAAATCAAAAGCATCCTTCTTCTTCCATCCCTCAGCCAAGGTGTTTTGCACATATTCGGTGGCTTTCAGATAAAAGTCGGCGAGTTCTTCAAGTGTGTCAAACGTATGGTATGACGGTTCATCCTCAGTTCCAAACTTGAACGTTACTGGCAGCGTCTTTCCTTCCGTTTGCACGGCAAGGTCATAAGCAGCTTTATAGTTGAACTGGTTTTCAGTGGATAGCCACACTGCCTGACCCTTATATGTGAAGCCAGAAATGATGGCTTGGTCAGTCTGTTCGTTGTACCAGTCCAAGACGGTTCGCTTGATGTCATCCACAGAAGGCTTGCCATTGGTAAACTCTGCCTCCATGTAGTTGGCCGAACCGTCCTCTTTAACTATGACATCCCAACGGATGCGCCATTTGTTCTTGACGGGGTTCACGCATTCAAGCAGTTTCACCACCGCACTTCCTTCTGTTCGTTTCATTAGCTAAATACGTATTTGGTTCTACCTTTGCCAAATGTCTCTGTTCTGATAGTTGTCTCAAAAGGCAAGCCATCTGGCAGTTCACTAATCTGTTGGAGAATATTCTTCATTTCCTCCGAATTGGTGAAAAACTTCTTTGCCTCACCGTTCTGTTCGATGGAGACAATGCAGCGGTCTTCGCCTTGCTCAGTCTTGATGCCAAGCTCGAAGTCCTTCACGATGATTGGTAAGTTCACTAATTCCCTGATGCTTACCACTGACCCAGGGAAACGCTTCTTGCCATCCGCTGGCTTATAAGAAACGTTCAAATCTTTAAATGATCTCATTGTTTTGCCTGTTAATTTATTAAACAATCTATTACAGTCGGCGTGCTTTGTCATGCCATAGAAACTGGCAATCAGCTCACGCCTTCTTTTCCTCGATTTAACCTCGTGCATTTTTCGGGCAAACTTCTGCTTGATACGCTTGCGTATCGCCACATGGTCGGGATATATGACATATCCCAAGAAGTCAATGCCCTCATCCACTGGGAACACCCTTTCATTTGGCTTTATCTCCAAATCAATCTGGTTCACCTGAGAGTGGATAATTTCACGAATCACCCATAATTCCGCTTTCGTTTTACCAAGCACAAGGCCGTCATCACAATATCTGTAGAAATGAGCGACCCCACACTTATCTTTCAAATAGTGGTCTAAAAATACAGACAACAACAAGTTGCCAGTGGCTTGCGAGCTTCTTAGTCCAAAGCTGATGCCTCTGTCCAGCATGGTAACAAAGGATTCCAACATAACAAGCAGCTTCTGGTCTTTGAACACACGGCGGTAGCACCACATGGCAAAGTCTTGACGAACATTCTCATAGAAATGTCTGATGTCAAACTTGTAGGCATATAGCGTGCCTTCTGGGTCATGCTGCATATCTTGACGAATTACCTTCATAAGGTCGTGCGTGCCACGTTCCTTGATGGATGCTGCTGTTGTGCGTATGTAACGTCTTTGCAGATGTCTGTCCACCACGGACATTATAGCATGGACACCTATGCGGTCTTTCATCGAAAGAATCTGCAAGTTCCTTTCTTTGCCGTATTCGTGGATTGTGCGCTCACGGTAGCCACTCACACGGAAAGAGCCATTGGCAATTTGCTCTGTTAGCTCCTTAATCACCTCTTCACGATGCGCAAGCAAGTAGCGTCCCTGACGTGAGCGTTTCCGCTTCTTGCCACGGAGAACTTCATCAAACGACTCTGACATATTGGAGTAGTCAATGATTTCTTCTATGATGTAACCTTCTCTACGCATTGTTAATAATTTTATGGCCTTTTGGCCTTCCTGTCTCTGGGTCTGACTTCTTCGAGCCGTAAGAACGGCCTACCAAACTCCACCCAACACTTGATTTTTCAGCTTTCCCATATTGGTAGTTTGCTGAGGTTCGTTTCCCTCGGCTCCATGTTAGGAATCACGTCCCTGGTATGGTAGGCCGATTGATGGTGTAATCAGTTTGTCCAGGCGTGAGCCGACATTCGCATTCGCATTCGCTGCATCGTTATTCGCATTCGCATTCACGACACCGCCATTCGCATTCGCGTTGTTGTACCCACGATAAACCACACGGCTTATTGGGAAATTCCACCTTTTGGGCTGCAAAGTTACGTATAAAACTCTGTTGCTATACATTTTATAACGAATAACCTTAAAAAATGTTGTAATTTAGTTGCTATATTGAAATTTATTACTATCTTTGCAGCGTGGAGAGCGAAGTACTGATAACCACTGAAAGCAGCGTGCGACGTTGCAGAACCTGAGGCCAACGGATTATTCCATTGGTCTCTTGTATTTTCTGAGCTTACCATTGACATACCAAAAGATGTAGTCATGGTGATATTGTTCACTATCCCAAATAGCTTTGTTCCTATCTTGAATTTGTCTTTCCGTAATTGGCTTTCTAAAGCAATGGTCTGTCAGACAAACGCAAGCATTTTGTGCATCAGAAGCATGGTTCGCATTGCGACAACAGTTCATAACTTTTTCAGGTGATTTCACATCAATATATCCAAATTCGCCCACTTTCAAATCTGGGTTTGCTTTACTGTCTTCTGGAAGCATATCATAAACCTTTCTTCTTCCACTTGTTGCGGTGAATTGAATTTCAGGATTTAGTAAACAATCACCAAATTCATCAGCAAAAGCCTTAGCTACATCCAAAACACGTTTATAGTCTTCTGCTGTAGAGCAAGCCAACTCATGTTGCAATACTTTTCCTTTGATGCCAATGTATTTGGTGAAATATTGTTCATCCAAAGGCTTTGCAAGTATCGCATCACGGTCTTCAACAGAAAGATTTGTTTTTCCTGAATCAGTGTACGCATTGGCGCATTTATGTACCAATCGGCAAGCAGCACAAAGTTCATTGTCTGCAACAGGCTTTCTGTCAAGATTCAACTTACCCTTTGCAATATCACAGTCACGACACCGCTTGATGGTATAAGGGTTGTAGTCAGGAACCGTCTTTTGCTCCTTACCCGAATTGAAACGGAATATTCCTTTTTTATCAGTCTGCAAAGCTTCCTCACCCAGTGACATGGCTTCATCGTGCGGTGTAGGCTCATACTTTCGTTTAAGAACCTGAACCACCGTGCAACGGCAATTCCATCCGTTAGGTGGGTAATATGATTCCCAGAATGAATCGGACGGTGGAAGTGTCACACGGTCAAGCGAGGCGTGTTCTGGTCGAACCTTGTCATCATGCTGGGTTCGATACTGGAGATAATAATGATCACCATCCTCCATGAACTTTTCCCACTTTGCAGCCATTTCCGCTGATGCCTGAACAAAGTTGTACTCAGCACGCAGATAGTTGGAGTTATACGTTTCATCTATCTTTCGGACATCGTTCAAAAAGCGTTCAAACGTCTTTTTATTGCCATTCTCATCAAGCAAGGATGGAAAAGCCTCATTGAGTTCATGGAACGTCTTCATTCCACTAAAGATATAGTTGGAGCGTGTAAGACGTTGGCGCATGAGGTCGGACATTTCTACCTTTTGAAAAGAACTGTCAAGAACAGAGGTGTGCGTATTGATAAAGTCTTGTGCCTCATCAGAGGCTATGATGTTGATGTCGAAGTTTGCACCCTTCTGCTTGAAGAGTGCAGACATCATCTTTGCAAACTTCTTGCGAAGTTCCTCACGTAGTTCATCCTTGATGGGTGCAGCCAATGTCAGTGTCTTGTTTCCAAGGATGGTGGCATACCGTTGGTGCAGCCCCACATAATCGGTGGGGCTTAATCGAAAAAAGGACGTGCGTTGTGCTGCTTCTTTGGGTCTTTGTCATCATCACCATCATCATCAGGGTCTGGTGAAGGAACCTGTTGCTGACGGCGTTCACCCACAGGCATATTGTACTTGTCGGCAAAATACTTTGGATCGACCTCATAACGGTCGGCAATCATCTTTTCATAGCTGAATTGCTGTTCTGGAGTGTAGTCAACAGCATCATCCCAGGCAAAGCGCAAGCCTTGAAGAGGAAAGCCAAGTTTCACCATGCGAGGAATAAGCTGATTGTTCACAAGGTCTGCCAACATATCCGCATCACTCTCCACAAGGTTCTGGAACACTTCAAGGTGGGTTTGCGACTGTGAAAGGCTACTGCCATCCTCAATGGTCATGGTCTGACCAATAATGAGCTTTGACAGCTCGGAGTTGGCACGGTCAACACGCTTGTCATACACATTGAACGCATCGCCCTTGGTGCTTTCCACCACCTCAATGTCAGTACCCTCTGGAAACAAAGCCCAGAACTCAGTTCCCATGGTAGCCATCATGTTCTCCATCTTGGAAAGCTCCTTTTCGTCACGGACGGTGGTGTGGCCAATGCGCATAGGCATACCAAAGATTTCACCGAACGTGTCCCAGAAGGCAAGCGTATTCTTTTTCGGGATGGTGTGTGCAGCAGCCTTCAAGTAAAGTCCCAAATCATCAGGCTGACCTGCCTCAATGAGCCAGTCAGTGAAAGGTGGCTGATGGTAGTCGATGCCAGTAGTCCAGTCCATGCCAAGGTCTGTGATAACACGACCATACTCAGGAATGACATACTTGCGGTTTATCAGCTTCACACCATTGAAGCATGGACAACCGTCACCATCAGTGGTAATGTCGCCAAGCTCAATGAGCGAGTGCCCCCAATAGATGGAATCCAAGGCAAGGCGCAAAAGTTGCTTAAACCATGCCTGGTTGAAATAGTGCAGCGCATCATCCTTCACATTCTCATTCTTGTCAATGATCTTGAAGGAACGAGCCATCACAAAGCCCTTGCGCTGTTCCACGCATCCCGAAAGGTGAGCATCAACATCAGCGTCACGATAGATGTCATAAAGACGTTGGCGGTTTGGACTTTCCACACTGATGGCCATCTGCCAGGCATTGCGCCAGTCTCGCATATCAGAGCGAGTGAGTGCCTCAGTGGTGCGTTGTAGCTGTGCCACTATTTTCTGGACGTTCTTGCGCCCAGAAGCCTTGGCAAGATTGAAATCACCATGCGAGGTGTGCAAGATGCGTGGCTTGCCTGTAATGCTTTGTATAAAGTTCTGAATATATCCCATGTCATTTACCAATTATGTCTAAGTTTACGCTGACAGCCATAGACAATGGAACTGCCAACCATTTCACCATCATCATTCAGCATCAGAGGCAGGTCAGGAACAATCTTGCCAGACTGAACACCCTCTAACCACTTGATGGCACGCTCATAGCGTTCCTTGCGAATGTCGGAACCCATCTTTTGAGGCATGGCCGAAACCATGTGGTAAAGGGCAATGTCACAAGTGAACATCACAATCTGATGGTTGCGCTTTTCGCCTTCCGCTGCAAACACCGCATCACAATCGTACTTTGGACGCAGATAGCCCGAAATTTCCTCCTGTGCCTCACGCTCGGCATTGGCACGATTCTCGGCAGAAGCCTGAGAAACCACCTTCATGGCGGTATCGCCGATAACCACCTTATAATCATCTTCTGTTATAAACATGATTCACCTCCTTACTTTGTCACAAACAAGGCACGCCGTTCGATGTCTTCAACCTTAGTACCCTTCTTGAAACGATGACGCTTCACAAGCGTCTTGATGGTCTGCTTGGGTACGACCTTCAAACCACCATTCATGTAAAGAACATAATACTTCAAGCCACTGCCCTGGGAGAGCATGATGGCTTCTTTGACGGCACGCTTGTAACGCCAAGCGAAAAGCAAATCTTTGAATAGTCTAATCATATTACCAACTGTTTTTAGAGGTCGGACGCTTGCCAAACCTCGGTTTGTAAATAACTTGTCGAGTGTTGCGCTGGAGCATCCAGATAGCACCCTCATCAGCATCGGGCGCATCATCATGCACACGACTGCCACGTTCGAGTGAAAGCGTCTGTTCGATGCCCACTTGCATATCTGGAGATTCCTTCAACGCCTCATTGTAGAACACAAAGCCACGTTCCCATAAAGGTGAGACGGCCTCAATGCGCTGCAACTTTTCTGGCTTCTTGCGTTTGTCGCCTGTAATCGGCAACTGGTAGCCACGGCGGTTGCCCTCTTCCGTGAACTCATCAAGAATGGTATCTTGCAGAAAGTTCGCCTCCATGAAGAACGACACCGTAACATCATCAGGCAGGGATTCATAAAGGTTGTAGAGCCATCTGACCATACCGCCAACGGTATCTTGACGGACATAGCAATCAATCAAATGAAACTCAGTGCCTATCTTTCCCCAGAAACGTGAAGCCTTATAGTCGTTTGCCGTGGTCGATTTGAAAGAAGGGTCGGTGTAGCAAATAAGTTGGTCATACTTATTGAGTGGAAGAACCTTCTTGTATCGAATCCAGTCATGGCGAAATATCGTGCCATCCTTGATAGGATTGTGCATCATTTCTTTGTTCCAAGCACGGAATCCCACAAAGTCGGCGTATGCCTGAGCCTCTTCCTTTGTCCATTTCTCACGCCAGACAGGTTCACCATTAGCATCAACCGCCACGATTTTAGACAGAAACACACCCTTGGTATGTGCCAGGTTGAAGAGAACTGATGTCTTGGAAATGAGGTTGCCCACCATGATGAAGCGACCACGACCCACGTCAAGCGAACCGAAAAGGGCTTCTTTCACCCAGTCGGTAAGGTCATGCACACGCTTTTCATTACGGCAAAGCTCATCATCGTCAAGGTCATCAATGACGATGTAGTCAGGACGTGCCTCACGATCACGCAAACCACGTGGAGATTGCCCACGGCCACAAGCAAGGAACTTCACACCGTCCTTGGTCTTGAACTCGCCTTCTTGCCAGTCACCAGCGTTCTTCTGTGCGCCAAAGTCGGCAATGATGCGTTGGTTGTACTCCAATTCTGCCTGGATGTCGCCAAGTAAGCGGTTGGCACTATCCTCAGACTTACCAACCACCACCATGAAGTTAATCAGACGCTTTGCCTGAAACATCAGCCACAAAGGGGTAAAGATGTCCATGTGGGTGGACTTGGCGTGGCCACGTGGCCACATGAACACCGCTTTGAGGTTTGGGGTGTTCTTCACCTTCTGTGCAGCCTGGTTGTGAAAGGGAGCGTTGTGAATGGTGCGAATCACCTCACCAGTGGTCTTGTCACGAAGCTGCAAGAAGTGTGGAAAGTAATACTCGCAAAATGCGGCATAATTGGATTGCAGCCTACGAATACGCTTTTCCTTCTCAATGGGCGTTTCCTTGCGCATAAGAGAGGTGTCGGTGAAAGACTGAACTTGCTTGCACCGTTCCTTCCATTGCTCGTATGCGAGTTTCTTTTCTGCTGCTGTTGCCATATACCTATATTATTTAACGCCCATCTGTTCCATGATAAACAAGTCTTGCAGATGATTGATTAGCTTCATCAGCTCGGTTGTTATCGTAGGGTCAGACTTGGCACGGAACTCCAACCACTTGCTAAACATCATGGACACCTCGATGACATCCACCACATTAGCTTTCTTGTCAAGTTTCTCAATGACAGAAGAGAGCTTTGCGAGCTTGTCACCCAGTCCAGCCATTGCCATTGGATCACCAGATTCATTCACTTGCGTTATGAGCGCATCAATGGTCAACAACAGCTTGTTGACCAGTTCGGGACGTGTGACACTCTTGGCCGCACGTGCCTCCTTCCATCCATCAGCCACACACCACTTGGATATGGTGACACGTGAGATGCCTACCTTTTCGGCAATCTCAGCCTGTTCCATACCCGACATGAACAGTGTTCGAGCCAATGAACGTTTCTTTTCTATTTCAGCTTTTGTCATGTGCAATACTTTATTAAAAAATCAAATGCACTGCAAAATTGCAACAAATCGGTAGCATCACCAAAATAGTGTGCAACCATTTCATAGAAGTGTGCAATCATTTCACACTTTTTTGGCGGTCAACAAATTAAGCAGTAATATTGCAGCGCAAAACGCAAAAAGCGAGAAAATGAAACGAGTAAGAATTTCAAACAACAGCCTTAACAGTTACGGTAGTCGTGTACTGACGGAAGGCATGGACGTGCAGCAGTATTGTCGCAATCCCGTACTTCTTTATATGCACGAACGTGGCAATGTTATTGGCTATGTGAAAGACCTCAAAGTGGAAAACGATGAGGTGACTGGTGAACTGATGTTCGATGAAGCCACGCCACTCTCCAAGCAATGCAAGAAGCAATGGGAGTTCGGTAGCCTGAAAATGGTGAGTGTGGGCATTGACATCGTGGAAGAGAGTGAAGACCCAGAGGTGATTGTTCCTGGTCAAAAATACAAGACCATCACCAAGAGCAAACTCTTTGAAGTATCAGTCGTGGACATAGGAGCCAATGACGATGCCATCGTAATGAGAAAGAACGGCGAACAAATCACATTAGGCAAGGACGGAAAGAATCCGCTGACCTTGCTCAGTAACAACAAAAATTTAAACAACAAGCAAATGGAACAGAAAATTTTGTGCGCACAGCTCGGATTGCCTGAGACGGCAGACGAGGCGACCATCCTTCAGAAAATCAACTCGCTGAAGGAAGCAGAGACAGAAAAAGAGACGCTTGCCAAGGAGAAAGCCCAGCTCACACTCTCTGCCATTACAACAACCGTGGAGACTGCCATCACTGAGAAACGCATCAGTGAAGACAAGAAGGAGCATTTCATCAACCTCGGCAAGAAGATTGGTGTGGATGACTTGAAGCAGACGTTTGCAGCCATGAGTCCGATGGTGAAGCTCAGTTCTGTAGTCGGCCATCAGGGTGGTGCGCCAACTCAGCAGAAAACCACTTATTCCAAGTTTAGTGAAGTGCCAGGCGAAGAGCTGGAAAAAATGCGCTCGGAGAATCCCGATGAATACAAGCGTCTTTTCAAGGCAGAGTATGGCATGGAGTGTGAAATCTAAAAATGTCAAACCATAAAAAAAGAAGAATGAAAATGAACAGATTGCTTGCACTGACAATGGCAGTGCTTTTCAACTGCATTACTGGCAGTGTATTTGGTGCAGTCCTTGGCTTTTCGCCTGTAGTGGGAGCCTTGGGCATGAACTGTATCGCCACCGTGATAGGCGGTGAGGTAGCTCAGGGCGCATTGCGTGCTGGAGTATATAAAGAGGTGTGGACTGGTGAAATGGTGAAGTACCTTCGCCGTGGCTTGGAAGCCACTTGGCTTGACGGCATTCCAGACGCATCAAGCGTGGTGGAGAATGATGTCATCCACTTGGTAGATGCAGGTGTTGACCCTGATGTATTGGTCAACAACACCACATATCCTATTGACTTGCAGAAGCTGGATGACAAGGACATCAGCATCAGCCTTGACAAGTTCCAGACCAAGGTTACACCAATCACTGATGATGAGCTTTATGCCATCAGCTACGACAAGATTGCACGTGTGAAGGAAGCGCACGGAAATGCCATCAATGATGCCAAGTTTGCCAAAGCAGCCCATGCACTCTGTGCCAAGCAGAACACGGCTAAGACACCAGTGCTGGAAACCACTGGAGAGAGGGATGCAGCAACAGGACGCTTGAAGATGACCAAGAACGACTTGCTCAACATGAAGCGCAAGATGGATGCCTTGGGTGTTCCAGCCATTGGTCGAAGAGCGGTGCTTTGCTCTGACCACATCAACGACCTTCTGGAAACAGAGCAGACCTTCCGTGAGCAGTACAACATCAACCGTAATGACGGAACAGTTGGCCGCTTGTATGGCTTCGACATCTACGAGTTTGCAAACAATCCTCTCTATACCACAGCAGGTGTAAAGAAGGATTTGGGCAAAGCTGCTGAGACAGGTGAGTTCCAATGCTCATTTGCTTTCTATGTTCCTCGTGTGTTCAAGGCCACAGGTTCGACCAAGATGTATTGGAGCGCATCGGAGAACGATCCAGAGTATCAGCGTAACAAAATTAACTTCCGCCATCGTTTCATCTGTATGCCAAAGAAGGCTGATGCAGGTGTTGTGATGATGAGCGACTACAGTGCTGCATAGTCATGGCACAAATGAAGTATTTGGTGCTGCATTGCACCGCAACAAAAGAAGGTCGTGAGGTGACCAGTGACGAAATTCGCCACTGGCACACCGACCCAGTGGGCAAAGGCGGTCGTGGATGGAAGCAAGTTGGCTATACCGACATGATACACCTTGACGGAAAGGTGGAGCGACTTGTGAAGAACAACGAGGATGCTGAGATTGATCCTTGGGAAATCACCAATGGTGCAGCAGGTTTCAACTCTGTGAGCCGTCACGTTGTTTATGTCGGTGGACTTGCCTCTGATGGAAAGACAGCCAAGGACACCCGAACGGAAGCACAGAAAAAGGCTTTGACCGAATACGTGCGCAACTTCCATGAGCGTTTCCCTTCCATCCGTATCATTGGCCACAACGAGCTGAACAGCCACAAGGCTTGCCCATCATTCAACGTGCAAGAGTGGTTGCGCTCAATAGGTATCAAGCAAGTTTAACCCATAAAACAAAGATAACGATGGCAGACTTTTTACTGCAATTCATCCAGTGGGCAATACCATCGGGCGGCATAGGTGCTGCCATCGTTTGGTTTGCCAACAGAAAAGCCAACAACGCCAAGAATGCCAAGGTCGTGCATGACACTTATAAAGGTATGTACGAAGACATTTCAAAGGTGCTGTTGGAAACACAACAGAAATATGAAGACATCACAAAGGTCGTGGAAGGGCTTACGGCTGAAAACCACAGGACACGTCTTTCAATCAATCGGCTCAGTCGTGCAATCGAGGCTATCAAACTTTGTCCTCATCGCAATTCTTGCCCTGTCAGCAGTGAGTTGTCGCTCGACGAAGACGATGACAACCCAGGAAGAGGAAAAGGTGGTAAGGGACAGCGTAGAAAGCAAACAGACCACGACAAAAATAATGTGGATGGAAAAGGTGCCACAAGACCAGGTGCATCTGATCATTCCACTTGACAGCATAGGCTGTTTGCCGTCTGGTGCATCCTTTGGCAACAAGCAAGGGCGTGCCAACGTGAAGGCAAGCGTTGGAAAGCAAGATGGTAAAGATGTGATATACATTGATGCCTCTTGTGACAGCTTGCAAGTGTTGTGCCTCTATTATGAGGAACAAAACAAGAAGCTGGCAAAGCAAAACGCAGAACTCTCTAACACCATTAAAACAGAGAAAGAACAATGTTCAAACCCTGTTAAAGTGGCAATATTCAGTTTTATTGTCGGACTGGTGTCTGGCATAATAATCACAATCAAAACAAGAAAAAAATGAATAAGAATTTCATGTACGGCATTGGAGCCGTAAAGTTTGGTGAAAAGACCATTGGCTACATTGAGAAAGGTTCATGGGACTGGGGCGGCACAAAGCCTGAGAGTACTGACATTGATGCAGAGCAAGTTCCCGATGCGCCAGTGCTGACAATTCCAACTAAAAATGCAACAATCTCGCCAACATTCAACATCATACAGTTGAACTACGAGAACATTCAGATGGTGCTTGGTGGTACTCTCGTAGGAACTACTGGGAAGTACACAGGCTGGAAAGCACCAACAAGTCTTGTGCATCTTTCTGGCAAATGGACTATTGACTTTGTTTCAGGCCAGACTTGCACCATACCGAATGCAACAATCTTGGCCAATCTCGGTGGCAAGCTCACACTTACAGAGGTATCGAAGCTGGAATGTCAGTTGAAGGTGAACAAGCCTTCTGATGGTAGTGCGCCATACGACATCAATGACACGGCCAATCCATTAAGTGCATCATCCACCAGCCAGGCAAACAGCGTGAAGGTTTAGTGTATGGATGAGAACACCATCAGACTAATAGAAAAGGAAGGTGCGGAAGCCCTTTTGGACACTGGTCTTTCAGTGCCATTGAAGGAGTTGCACCTTCCTTTTTGCAAAAAGTCCATCCATTTACGTGTGACCATGCGCCGACCTACCTTGGCAGGACAAATCAGAATTGCAAGGGAATGGCTGGCAATGGGCGTGACCAGCGAAGAAATGTGGCATTTCTCCAAGGAGGAAGAAATGAAGTTCCTTGTTGATCATGGCAAGAAAATCAGTCGCATGATAGCTTACACCCTTTGTCGTGGCTGGATAAGCCGACATCTGTTTGTTGGCTTAACGGCATGGGTTGTGAGAAACTGGATGGAAAACAAGTATCTTGTCAGCGTGATAAAGAAATTTGTCGGGCTGATGGGAACGGACAGTTTTACAGATATTATCAAATCGGCAGAAGCGGTGAATCCGATGAAGCTGAGGAAGAGCCAAAAGAAGAAAGGGAGTTAACGAGCGAATACGAAGGTTCCCATAGCCCTTTCGGTTTTGTGTGGCAGATAGCAAGCGAAACAGGTTGGAGCGTTGACTATATCCTTAATGGTGTCAATTACCAAACCTTGATTATGATGCTGAGTGATGCCCCACATTATGTTAGCAAGAAAAAGAACGGCAAGCCCAAGGACGAAAGAAGTGCCAAGGAGGAAGCCGATGACATTGTAGGATTTTTCCAAAGTAAATTGAAATGAGCAAAGGCAAGACGGTAGCAATAGAAATTGAACTCCTTGACCGCATCAGCGGTGGACTTGACAGGGTAAACAAGAAGATGGATGCCTTGAAGGGTTACACCGATGAAGCCAAGAAAGGATTGAGTGGACTGGAGAACATGAGCGACAGGGTGAAAAAGTCGCTCATGGGGCTTGGCATGGCCTTTTCCATGAAGCAGGTTATTACGGAGGTCGCTACTGTCAGGGGCGAGTTTCAGAAATTGGAGGTGGCTTTAAATGTCATGCTTGGCAGTGCAGACAAAGCCGATAATCTGATGGCTCAGCTGATTCATACAGCAGCCGCGACACCGTTTGACCTTGAAGGTGTGGCACAGGGTGCGAAACAACTCTTGGCGTATGGCATGGAGGCAGAGAAGGTGAACGAAACCTTAATTCGTCTGGGTGACATTGCAGCAGGTCTTAGTATGCCATTGAATGACCTCGTTTATCTGTACGGAACAACGATGGCGCAAGGCAGACTTTACACGCAAGACCTTAACCAGTTCACTGGTCGTGGCATTCCGATGATCCAGGAACTCGCCAAGGTGTTTGGTGTGGCAGAAAGCAAGGTGAAGGACTTGGTGGAGGCTGGCAAGGTGGGATTCCCAGAAGTGCAGAAAGTCATAGAGAATCTTACTGGTGAAGGCAGTAAGTTCGGTGGCTTGATGGAGGAACAGAGCAAGACCATATCAGGACAGATAAGCAACATCGAAGATGCTATTTCAACAATGTTCAACGACTTAGGTAAGCAAAGCGAGGGTGTTATCAATACAACACTTAGCGGTGTCTCCTATATCGTGGAACATTATGAGCAATTCGGACGTGTTCTGATGGGATTGGTTGCCACTTATGGAACATACCGCACGGCTTGCATGACGGTGGCAGCAGTCCACAGTCTCATAACGATTGGTATTGGTGGCATGACCGCAGCGGAAGCCATTCACTACGGTTGGATTGTCATGGTGGAGAAAGCGCAGAAGCTGCTTAACGCTACCATGCTAAGCAATCCATACGTATTGGTTGCCACAGCCATTGCAAGTGTTATCGCCGTAATGGTTTCCATGAAGACGGAAACAGAACTGATGCAAGCAGCCGATGAAGACTATGAGGCGCAAAAACAAAAGGTCATTGAGGCTGAGGAAGAACACAAACGTAAGATGGAAGAGCTTTGTTCCATTGCTGGTGATGAAGCTCTCAGCACCGACACAAGACGTGAGGCATTGAATCGCCTCGAACAGAAATACCCTGCTATCTTTGCCAAATATGACACAGAGTATGAGAAGCTGAAAAACATCAAGAAAATCAAGTTGGAGATTGCTGAGTTGGAGGCTGGGCAAAGCATAACAAAGCCAAAGAACGAACTCAACAGCGTAAACAAACGCATCAAAGAGCTTGAAGCAAAACAGCGCACGGAAAAGTGGGTTGAAAGCAATAGCTCTGGTACAAGTATGAAGAAAGTCGGAGGTTTAAGCAAGAAAGAGGAAGCCGAACTCAAAAACCTTCAAAAGAAGCAACAGAACCTAAACAAGCAGGTGCGCAAGGATTCTGTGAACGCTTACTTTGACAATCTCACAAGGGTCAGCAACAACGATCTGAAAAAGCAGATAAAGGAGCGCGAAAGCCTCATTGCCCGAATGAATATGTCTGGTCATAAATATGGCTATACAACCAATGACGGCAAAAATATCCGTGGCACATACACCAAGGATGAATTGCAGTATCAGCTCAACAAATTGAAATCTGAGCAGAACCGCCGTAATGAACCAAGAAAATCAAGTTCTGATTGGGGCGCAGCCGACAAGAGGGCTTATCAAGCAGCATTGAAGAAATACAACGACTTCATCAGCAAAGGCTCAAACAACCTAACCAAAGAAGAATATGACAAAAAGGCAAAGGAACTAAAGGAAAAAATGGAACTTGCCAAAAAGGAATATGATTCACGCAAACCTGGTTCGGACAAAGACAGCGAGAAAGCACAAAAGGCAGCAGCCAAGGCGGAAGCTGCAAGAGCCAAGGAAGAAGCAGCGGAAGAACGCCGCAAGCAGACCAAGGAAAAGGTGGGTCAGGAACTTGCAGAACTGCAACGTAAAAATGACGAGGAAGAAATTAATACCATGCAAGAAGGCTTGGAAAAGAAACTTCGCCAGATAGAAAACGACTATCAGGCTCAGAAGAACGAGATAAACAAGCAAGAAACCGCATGGAAACGAGATAACAAGAAAGCAGGCATTGCCACTGGTACAAATGGACTTACCACGGAACAGACCGATGCCATTAACGAGGCGCACGCCTTGAACGAGAAAAGTAGAACTAAGGCCATCGAGGAAGCCAACAAGGAAGCCTTGAAGGATGAGTTGCTTGCCATGACAGACTATTTGAAGGAGTATGGAACCATACAAGAACAAAAGTATGCCATTGCCAAGGAATATGCTGAAAAGATTAAGGAGGTGAATGAGGGTGCTGGCACTGCTGATGAAAAACAGTGGAAGGTGAAGGCACTCGAAAAGCAACGTGACACCGCCATGAGCCAAGTGGATGCCAAGAGCCTTGCCCTGGATATAGACTGGGGTACTACCTTTGAGGGCGTGGGCAATGTGCTGAAAGATGTGGCAAAAGAGACACTTGGCAAGGTGGAGACGTACATGAAGACGGCTGAGTTCAAGGCTTTGTCTGCTGAAAACAAAAAGACTTACACTGACTTGCAAGCCAAGTTGAAGCAAGAGACAGGTGCGGAAAGCACCAGTCCGTTCAACTTCAAGATATGGGGTACAATCTCCAAGAATGTCACAGCATACCAAGAAAGCGTGCGAAATCTCCAAAACAAGACGGATGCCCACACAAGGGCGGTCGATGAACTGGAAAAGGCGCAAGCAAACTTGGCTGCTGCTACTGATGACACCTCAAAGGAAATTGCCCAGAAAGCGGTTGATATTGCACAAGGAAAGGTCGATGCCACTGCCACTGAGCAAACGGAGGCACAGGATGAAAGCAACAAGGCACGCCAGACACTCACGGACAACACCAATGCAGCAGCGCAAGGCATTCAGAACTTCACCAACTATCTGAATGAAATGTCAAATGGTTCCCTGTATGGCTTTGCCAATGGTATGAGCAAACTCATTACCTCACTTGGAAAAGGCTCAGACGGAATAGGCAAGTCATTGAATGAGCTTGGTGGCAAGATAGGCGGTATCATTGGCGCAATCCTTCAAATCATTGATGCGCTTGGTGATGATCCAAAGGACTTCATTGATGACCTCTTGAACAAAATCACCGATTGTGTGGAAAAAATTGTTGAGGATTTGCCCGAAATCGTTTTGTCCATCATCAAGGATGTGGGCAACATCTTGCAAGGTTTGGTCAGTGGCATTGGCAGTTGGTTTGGCATTGATGACCTTTTCGGTTTGAATGGCAATGAAGCCAAGGTGCAAAAGACCATTGACGACTTGACCAAGCGCAACGAGCTTCTGCAATATGCCATCGAGGATTTGACAGACGAAATCAAGGCAAGCAAGGGAACAAAATCAGTAGTAGCCTATCAACAGGCATACGCCAACCAGCAAGAAGCCAACCAGAATTATCTGGATATGGCAAAGGCGCAAGCCAGTTATTGGAAAAAGCATCATAGTTGGAACTACTATTGGAATGGCTTCAACAATGACCAAACTGCCTGGATCAAGCAGAACGTAAAAGAAGACTTCAATGGTGATCTCTGGAGTCTTAGCCCAGAGGAAATGAAGAAACTTCGCTCCAATGTCGGTATCTGGGAATATATCAAGGACACTGGCAAGGGTGGTTATGGAAATGACGTTGCTGACAAGCTGAATGACTACATAGACCAGGCTGGCAAACTGGAGGAACTGACCGATGAACTCTATGAGGGATTGACTGGCATTTCCTTCGATTCCATGTATGACAGCTTTGTGGACACCCTTATGGATATGAATGCCACGGCTGAGGATATGGCTGATGACCTGTCAGAATACTTCATGCGTGCCATGCTTTCAAACCAGATTGGTGAAATGTATGCTGACAAGCTAAAGGAATGGTGGAAGAAGTTTGGTGCTGCTATGGAAGACAATGACCTGACAGAGGCAGAACGCAATGCACTCCAAGAGGAATACATGGGCTATGTGAAAGATGCCATTGCCTTGCGTGACAAACTTGCAGAAGCTACTGGGTACACTGGTAACAGCAGCACAAGCCAAAGCGGTAAAAGTGGCGGTTTCTCTGCCATGACACAAGACCAAGGCACAAAGCTCGAAGGTATGTTCACCAGTGGCTTGCAACATTGGTCAAGCATGGATGACCAACTTGAAAATGTGGTCGAGAAGATGAATGTGGCAGAAAGCCATTTGGCACGCATTGCCGAAAACACAGGCATGAGTGTCACGCATCTGAACGACATCAAGGAGGAAATAAGAAAGATTATTCGTGATGGACTAAAAATGAAATAATATGGATGAAATACTTAGTGGCCAGGTACTGGTCAATGGCACTGACATCTGGAAAGAATACGGTGTTTTTCTGACGGAAGACAAAAAGGGCGACATGGCCAATCTGACTGCCATACTTACACCAAGCAAGACAAAAGATGAAACGGCAGTGAACATTAGAGAGGAGGATGGTGAAAAATACTCTGACGTATTGACACCAAAGAATGAGGCTCGTGATGTGGAACTGTATTTTGCTATGTATAACAAGACAAAGGAAGGATGGTTGAAGTCGTATGCCGATTTCATCAAGTTCCTGAAGCAAGGCAAAAACGGTTGGCTTGATTTCGCTTTTCCTGACCTTGACTTGACATTGCACATGAGATTCTTGGATTGTGGAAAGTTTAAGCCTCTGACCTATATCTGGAAAGATGGTGTGCAGGCAAGTAAGTTTAAAGTGAAATTCCGTGAGCCAGTCCCCATCATTTAAATGACATTATAACAGTATTGAAACATGGTTCAAACAATATACGACAAAACAGGCTATGCAAAGGCTGAGATTGCCCCTGATGACAGCTCAACACAAGTGAAGGAGGTGCAGGGTGACAACATCCTCACCCTTTCATTCACCCATTATGCCAACATTGCCCTTGACGTGAATGATTACACGGACTTTGAGGGCGAACGTTACTGGCTGATGGAAAAGTATGCCCCAAAGCAGAACAATGAAACAGAATGGGTGTATGACTTGAAGTTGTATGGCATTGAGAGCATCATCAAACGTTTCCTGGTGCTTGAAACCACTGACGGCAACGCAGAACCAGTGTTCACTCTCACGGCTCCACCACGTGATCATGTGAAGATGATTGTAAAGTGCATCAATGATGGCTTGGATCATACGACAGACTGGAAGATTGGCCAAGTAGATGGCACTGACAACATTGTCATTGACTATGAGGGCAAGTATTGCGATGAAGCCTTGAAGGAAATCGCTGAAAAGGTAGGTGGAAAGGCTGAATGGTGGATTGAAGGGCAAACCGTAAACATTTGCCGTTGTGAGCATGGTGAGGAACTTGCCATTGGCTATGGCAATGGATTGACGGAACTGGAGCGAGACACCAGCAACACAGCCAAGTTCTACACACGTCTGTTCCCGATTGGTAGCACACGAAATATCGACCCTGAGAAATATGGGCATAATCGTTTGATGTTGCCTGGTGGCTTGAAATACATCGAACTTCATACTGAGGAATACGGCATATATGACCATTATGAGCAAGATGCCTTTTCTGACATATATCCACGCCGTTTGGGTATGGTTAGCAGTGTGCGCTCGGAGACTAAGACGGATGATGACGGCAATCCTTTCATCATCTACTACTTCAAGGATGACACGCTCAATTTCGACCCAAATGAATACGAGCTTGCCAATGAGGTAAAGCGTGTTTCCTTCCAAGATGGTGAACTCGCAGGTCTTGGAACGGATGATGACCATTACTTTGAGGTGAATTTCGACAGCAAGACACGTGAGTTTGAAATTATCACAATATGGCCATACGATGATGACACGCAACTGCCTGGTGGCAATCTTGTCCCCAAAGAGGGCAACCATTACATTCTTTGGAACATCAGAATGCCAGATGAATATTACACGCTTGCAGAAGAAGAGTTCCGCACGGCTGTTGACCAATATAATGCTGAACACTGGCAAGACATCAGCATCTACAAAGGCAAGACCGACCATGTTTGGGTGGAACAGAGCAATGCAGACTTATTTGTTGGTCGTAGGGTAAGGCTTGAAAGTGAGAAGTTTTTCCCTGATACAGGGTATAGAAGCAGCCGAATAACCAAGATTACAAGAAAGGTTGTCTTGCCTTCACAAGTGGACTTGGAAATCAGTGATACGCTCCAAAGTGGCACATTGGATCAGGTGAATGACAGCTTGACCAACATCAAGAACTATACACGTGAACGCACATCTGGAAGTTTGCCAGACATCATCCGTACATGGGACAACACTTTGCCAACAGACACAAATCTGTTCTCAGCTCGAAGAAGCCAAAGGGAGTTTCTGAGCAAGAAGAAAATTGATCGAGCGAAAAAGAAAATCATCTTTGATGAGGGTATTGACCTCGGTGACTTTGTGGAGGGCGTTGCAGGTGGTCACTTGGACGGCAAAGGCAATGGTGAGCTGCTGACAATGGTTGTGCGCCAACTTTTGAGAAGTGCCAAGTTTGTTGATGGCTTCAATGGTGAGGGATGGCAGCTTTGGATTGATGAAAGTGGTCTTTCCAATCTTACTGTTGACAAACTGACCGTGCGCCAGATAATGACCATCTTTGAACTTTTGATAAATAAGGTCAGAAGTGTCGGTGGTCAGATTTGCGTAAGTGCAGCCAATGGCAAGGTAAAGAGCGTTGAAGAGCAAGATGGTTATTATCTCATTCGCTTCGAGCAAGAGAACACCTTTGTTGCGCATGACTTGATGCGATGCCAAACCTTTACAGGCGCAAATCTGAAAAACTATTGGGTGGAGGTCGCAGGTGTGAACGGTGATGGCATTCTTGTAGCCAAGGAAGAGTTTGACAAGACGGAACCAGCAGAAGGCGATGAATGTGTATTGATGGGCAACACCACAAATGGCAATCGCCAAAACCTCATACTCATATCAGCCACAGAAGACGGACAGCCCAGGATTGATGTCATGGATGGTGTGAACGGCAAGAGCTTCACCAATGCCTTGCGTGCAAGACTTGGCAATCTTGACGGAATCAAGGATGATTGGTTTCCTTCCAACAACCAACCCCATGGAAACGGTCTATATTCCGATAATGCCTACTTGCGTGGCACGTTCCTCCTGGTGACTGGTGAAGACATCAAGACCAAGTTTGAGATAACGGAAGGAAAGATTGAATCCGCTGTTGAAGGACTGAGACAGGACTTTGCAAGTGATCGAGGCTACTTGAACAATCCATCATTTTCTGATGGCATGGACAAATGGGCAACAGAGAATGAAACTGTTTTCTTCCTCGCTGGCAATCGTTGGATATGGACTAACGGAAAGGCTTTGTCGAAACGTGGCAACAGCGCAAGTGTCTGCAAGGACATGGGCAGAACTGTTGTACGCATCAGAAACAAGTACATCAGCCAAAAGAACACCAACTTGCAGAGCATTCCACCAATGACCACAAAAGAAGACGGAACCAAAGAGGCCATTCCTGTTTTCCTCACGTTCTTCTACCGATGTGCCAAGGCTGGCACACTGACCGTGGAGTTTGAGAATGTTGATAAAACTGGCTTTGAAAATTTCAACTCTATGCACGTTGAAGAGAAAATTGCTGAAACTGATGGCTACAAGCAATATTCTTGCAATGGCCTTTGGAACGGTACTGGTGATTTCAAACTGAGCTTCACAGGCGACATCTATCTGTATATGCTCATTCTCTCAACTGACCGTGTGGAATCATTGGCATACAAGTATAAAACACTTTTTGAACAAAGCGAAAAACTTGTAAGGATTGCAGCCCAAAATTTTGACAAGGACGGCAATGTGTTGGCAGAAAGCGACATTATAACAACAGCAAAATATAATGAACTTATCAGCCAAAGATTCAATGAGGATGGAAGTCTAAAGAACCAAGCTGGACTTGTTACAGCAACTGACTATGACGCATGGCTGAAACAATATAATGCAGACACAAAGGAGTTGAATGAAAAATTTGGCAACTATGTCAGCATTGAGGCTTTTGCTGGGATGTTTGCATCAGCAGTGGATGAAAACAAGAACATTGTCAAACAAGCCGATATTTCCGCATTTGTCACTAAAGACGAAAATGGAAACTTAGAAAGCGGTGTGCATATCAGTGCCGACAACATCAAACTGGAGGGACTTGTTACTGCCAACGAAAATTTCAAAATATTGGAGGATGGTAGCATTGAGGCACAAAATGCCAAGATAAAAGGTAAAATTGAGGCTTATGAAGGCAAAATAGGATATTTCCTGATAGACAACCAAGGCTTGTATTATGGCGACCCAGCAAAATGGACAGATAATAGTTATAAACAAGATTTAGCGGCAATTAGACCAGGACTGATTAAGTTACAATCACAAGTAGGAGTATTCAAGCCAGGTGATGTGGCTAACATAAAGGTTGCTATTGGCAATGGTGCAGACCCACAACAGACAGAATCAACTTCCTTGTGCAATTGTGCTGGTTATTTTTATCGGCAGATGAATCCTGATCCTGGTGACTGTTATTTGCCAGCAGTGAAAATAATAAGTGATAATGTCTTGAGTCGTGATGTTGCACTTTATACAAAAGGAGCTATTGTATGTGATGGAGGATTCTTAGAAATTGGTAGAATTATCAATACAACAGAAGCAGGTACAGCTTACATCATAACACTCGACCATGGTACGACATTGACCGCTTTTAATAATTCTTCTGGTAACACATGGGTTTCCTTGCCAAAATTGGATGAAATACGATTGCAGCTTGGAATAGAAGAAAGTAAAACCTTTTGTGTCCCTGTTAAAATCATAAATAGCTCAAAGAGTTCTAACAATGTTTATGTTAAAATAAATGGTGATGGCGATTTGCTAAACCATGATGGAGGACATTGGCGTGATGATAACAGAAACACAGACCAACTTTGCTTAGGAAAAGGTGACAGTGTAAGCATAGCCCTTACTTATGTTAGTGGCTCCTATTATGGTCAAGTATTAGATATAAACCGTTAAAAAACAAGATATGGCAAAAATAGATTTTCAAAATTTCACTATTCCTGTAGGGATTAGTAAAAAAAGAAAGCAAACAGGTGACGCTCGTGAAACCATTGCAAATTTGGTTTACACTCGTTCCATGGGAATAAAAGCACATCATTTGGCTTTCAAAATATATGAGAGCAATGGTGCAACGGAATTTTCCGATGATGAAGTCAATCTCATAAAAGAACTTGTGGAACACTATTGTTTTCCAAGTATCATAGACGCTTTGAATGAGCAACTAAATTGTCAAACGGATAAAAACGAACAACTATGGCATTGACAAACGAAGAGAAGCAAGAACTACTCAATGCGATGAAAGCTGAATCGCAAGGTGTAGATGAACTGGAGCAAGTAGATACCTTGGACGGTATTATGAGCCTTCCAGCCTTACGAGGTGAGGAAGTAGTGAGTGCGCCAATAAAGCTGCTGACCAAACCAGCGGAGGATGCTGTGGCAAATGCAGTAAGTGCAGCAAATCGAGCAACGGAAGCAGTGCAAGCCGTGCATTCTACCATACAGGTCGCAAATACTGCTGCAAGTGCAGCCAATGCAGCCGCGTCAGCAGCTTCTGATGCAGCGGAAGAAGCTAATAGTGCTGTGGCTGCTGCATCTGAGGTTGTGGCTAAATACGAGAATGTAGCCAAGGCTGCTTTCAATGGTGCAACGGCACGTTTTTCCTATATGGTGGAATCTGCCACAATACAACTTCAATCATCCATTGCCAAGGGCGGTGTAATCGTCTATGTGCAGAGCCAAAAGCAATTTGCCTATTATGTGGGTGGCAAGTATTACGGCAACTGGGCTGTTGAAGGTGTTCCCAATGCGGAATTGTACCGTGGTGAGGATGTTTCAAGCATACAGAAAAACAAGGTTTATCTTTGTGGTGATGTTCTCTATGTTTGGAGCGATGAAGAAAATGACCTTGTTGAAATCAGTGGCAGCGGTGGCGGTAACACGTACAATGTGACTGAGCAAGTTCCGCTTGAAAACGGTTACTATACGCTTGCCACTGCCATCAAAGCAGTGGAGGAAAAGCAGCGTGCCAAGGGACGTTGCATAACTTATGAGGTATCACAAGGCAAGTGGGAGACCAAGCAATTCATTGGCACGAATCTTTCAAGCTGGGAATCAATTTCAAGTTGGGAAGATTTCGGCGGTGCAGGGACTGTCAAGAGTATAACGGTAAATGGCACGAAGCAAACACCTGATTCCACTGGCAACGTGAATGTGACCATCAAGGAAACTGAGATTGATGAAAGCCTTGACGCAAACAGCACAAACCCTGTGCAGAACTCAGCGGTAACGGCAAAGCTCAATGAGGTGGAGGCAAACACCATCTTTGGTGGCAATGCGGAACTCAGTGAGGATGAAAGCACGGTACACGTTACGCTTACCAACAAAAGCGGTGCGGAAGTCGTGGGCTTGGACATACCAGCAGGAAAAGGTGGCGGTGGTGGTGAAACTTCCACCACAAAGATTGTATTGGGCGCATCCGTCAACAACAGTGTCATCAAGGAAGGTGGCAGTGCGCAACTCACATACTCTTACGACCACCAATATAGCAGCGGTGATGAGAATGGTACGTCAACAGGCCAGAAAGCAACCATTGAGATTGAAATGAAACGTGGTTCAATCACCATGTACCATGACACCATCGAGGATGTGAGCAAGGGAAGTTATACGCTTGACCTCTCCAAATACTTGCAGGTTGGTACAACCGACATATATGTAAAAGCATCCACTACTGATCCGACAACTGGCAAGAAGCAGATGAAACAGAGCTATGTGAGCGTAAAGGTCGTGACGTTATCCCTGACAAGCAGTTTCAACCTTGCAGAAGCCATTGCAAAGGGTGGCTATGGGACAAACGAGACCATCAGTATTCCATACGCAATAAGTGGCTCGGGAACCAAGGTGGTGACGCTTTATGTGGATGGCAAGCAGCAGAATGCCCATACCATAACACGAAGCGGAACGACCAACAGCAGTTTCTCATTGTCAATGACTGCATTCAGTGTTGGAAGGCACACCATCCAGATGGTTGCGGAAATGGAGGCAAGTGCTGACTTGACATTGAAGAGTGATAGCATCTACATGGATATTCTGAAAACAGGCAGCAATTCACCATTTATCGGAACCATGATGATACACTCGGATGGTCGCATCTTTACAACCAACCACTTGACACCGACATTGGAAGTTGGCCAATATGAGCAAGTGAAGTTTGAGTTTGTCGCATACGACCCAACCACAACACCAGCGGATTTGGCAGTATATCGCAATGACATCAAAACTCAGAACGTAAGCGTTCCAAGAACCACGCAAGTATATACAAACCGTTTCCTTGAAAAGGGAACAAATCAGATGAAATTCAAGTGTGGTGTCACTGAATACAATTTCTACATTGATGTGAATGAAAGTGGCATTGACCTGAATGAGACGACATCAGGCTTGCAGTTGAAACTTACAGCATCTGGCAGAAGCAACAGCGAAAGCACACCATCCGAATGGACTTATAACGGCATTAAAACCACATTCAATGGCTTTGACTGGAAGAGCAATGGCTGGACAGGTGACGCTTTGAAATTAACCAATGGGGCAAACATCGAAATTGGTTACACACCATTCAAGAGTGATGCCACTACCATTGGAGCCACTTATGAAATGGAACTGATGTGTTCCAACGTGACGGACAGAAACGGTGTTGTCATTGATTGTATGAATGGCAATGTCGGTTTCAAGCTAACCACACAAGAAGCTATAATGAGAACAGGGGCAGGTACGGAGGTTAATACACTTTTTGCAAGTGGCTTGAACTTGAAAATTGCCTTTGTCGTGCAAGAGAAGTCTGGCAACCGTCTGTTGGAACTCTATGTGAATGGTATTCTTTGCGGTGCGAAGCAGTATGCCAACACCGACAGTCTTTTGCAATCGACACCAGTCAGCATCAAGGTTGGAAGCGATAGTGCAGATGTGGAACTGAGAAACATCCGTGTCTATAACCGTGCGCTTGGCGATGATGAAGAACTTGCCAACTATATGGTTGACCGTCCGACAACGGACGAAATGGTGGTGTTGTTCGAGAACAATCAGGTGATGAATGATGAGGGTACTGATGTCGATATGGACAAACTTAGAGCCAAGGGCAAGAGCGTGATGCGCATCGTGGGTGATGTAAATTTGGTCAATCAGACAAACAACAAGAAGTTTGAGGTTCCTGTTGACATTTACTTTTATTCTGCCTATGGCAAGGAGTACGACTTCATCATCTATCAGTGCGGATTGCGCATACAAGGAACTTCCTCAACCACATACCCAAGAAAGAACTACCGCTTATATTTCGGTCGTTCCAGCAAGTATGGTACAAAACTGTATGTCAATGGCGCGGAAGTTCCAGATTGTATGTACTCATTCAAGCCAGGCGCACGTCCAATAAATATTTTCTGTTTGAAAGCGGATTTCTCAGATTCCTCTTCCACTCATAACACTGGAGCCGTGAAGATAGTCAATGACATCTGGAAGCGTTGCGGATGGCTCACACCACCACAAAAGACATATACTGGCAACTATGATGTCCGTATTGGTGTGGATGGTTTCCCTATTGATTTGTTCTATGACAATGACAATACTGGTGAAAACATCTACCTTGGCAAGTACAATTTCAATAATGAGAAAAGTGGCAGTGCAGCCATCTATGGATTTGAGGGCATTGAAGGCTTCAATGATGCAGCAGCTTTGAACGGACAGCGAAACAAATGTATCTGCTTGGAGTTCTTGAACAACTCTGAGACACTTTGCTTGTTTGGCACGGCTGACATGGCTTCATTTGCGGATGCACTGGAGTTCCGTTTCAAGGCTGATGACACTTGGGAAACCGCCAATGAGGAAGACAAGGCAGCGGTTAAGCGTCTTTGGTCGTGGATTCTCTCATGCAAAGGAAATCCAAGCAAGTTCTATGCAGAGTACAATGATTACTTTGACAATGAAAGCCCATTTGCATGGTATGTGATAACGGACTATTTCATGGCGGTGGATAACCGTGCCAAGAACATGATGCTTGTCACATGGGACGGTCTTCACTGGCAATTCATTCCATACGACATGGACACCATCTTTGGTGAACGCAATGATTCCGTCTTGAAGTACGACTATACTATTACATGGGAGACCTTGGATGAAAGCATCGGCTCCTATGCCTTCGCTGGACATGACAGCGTTCTTTGGGAACTTGTCAGAGGATGCCCAGACAAGTTGAGGGAGGTGGCTGACAAGATTCGCTCAAACATGAGCCTCGAATATGTGCTTAATATGTTCAATGTGGAACAGATGGGCAACTGGTGTGAACGCATCTACAACAAGGATGGCATATACAAGTATATCACTCCTTTGACGGAAGGCGTAACATCAGCGGATGGAACGAGCTATTACAATTACCTCTATGCCTTGCAGGGAAGCCGTTACGCACACCGCACATTCACCATCCAAAACCGCTTTGCACTGTTGGATAGCCAATATGTGTGTGGCACATATCGAAAGGACAGCTTTGCAGCTTACTTTGGCTATAAGTTTGGCAGCGACAACCGAAAGATAAAGATAACGTCAAGTGAGCGTTATTATTTCGGTTATGGCTATACAAGTGGCACACCGCATCAGAGTGCGGTCCTGGCAGAAGACGCTGGCAGCACAGTGCAACTTACACTTGACACCGACTTGATTGTAAATGATCCACAATATGTGTATGGTGCAAGTCGCATCATGGGGCTTGACCTCACGGACGTAAGCCATGCCATATTGCAGACGTTGAACCTTAACAACTGTTCGGCACTTCGCACGCTTGATGTAAGTTGTGCAGCGACACAGACAACACTCAACGCATTGCTTGTGAACGGATGCAAGAACCTTCGCACGCTCAATATGACAGGTTTGAAGTCCACCAGCTTCACTGGCATTGATTTGAGTGCAAACACCAAGCTGGAAACATTCCGTGCAGGGAAGAGTGCTTTGACAGGCGTGAGCTTCGCACAAGGCTCACCATTGAAGACGGTTGTATTGCCTTCAACATTACAGACCTTGGAACTTCGCTATCTGAGCAAACTCACAAACATTGGTCTCACACTTGAAGGAACCTCAAATGTCACACGTCTGGTTGTAGATAATTGCCCATTGATAAATTGGCAGACACTTTACGGCAGATGCAGCAAAGTGAAGTATCTACGAATTACAGGCATAGACATGGAAGGTGACGGAACCATGCTGAAAAATATGCTTTCGATGGGTGGTGTTGATGAAAACGGTGGCAATGTAGATTCATGCCGTCTTGTTGGCACTTATCGCCTCACTTCATACATAGCTGATGAAGAATACAAGAAGTGGCAGGAACATTTCCCAGAGCTGAACATCATTCAACCAGAATACACGATGATTGAGTTTGATGACACTGTTGCGGATGATGCCAATGTGTCCAACCTTGACAATAAGACTGGCTATAAGTATGGCAATGACTATGTGCCAAGCGGTCATATCACGGCACTTTTGAAGAAGCGTCACCGTGTGCTTGCCAAGGTTACGAAAAAGCCAACGACACGAAACATCAAGATTGCAGGTGTTGACACCATTGCAAACAACCTTGATGGCGTTGTCACCATATATCCATTGCATGATGAGAACTCCAACTATTATGCGGATGCAGCAGAGGTGGCTAATTGCACCGCTGCAAAGTTGGATGGCTCAGAGGGCGACATTATGATGTTCGAGCCTCACAGATGGATCAAGGGAATCAATGACTACCTGAATGGCAAGCATTATAGCTGTTACAGCAGCAATGTTGCCATGCCATCCGTACCGAAAGCAAAAGTCATCTTGCTGAGTGAAATACAGAGTGGTGGCAATTATCGCAAAGGATATAAGGTAATGAGTGGCAAGAACACCTTGCAAAACTCATATACAGCAGATAGCAGCTATGCCGTTTGTCGTGTGTCTGTATCAGGCTATAAGCGTGTTCGTTTTCCTTCTGTGCCAGGCAGCAATCTTGTTGGAAGCATTTTCACGGATGATTCGGGAAAGGTAGTCAAAACCATCGTTGTGCCAACACTCAGCAACAAGTTTGAGGCTGGTATGTACTTGATTTCAGACATCCCTTCTGGTGCGACATACCTCAACTTTACCGTATTGCAGACCGCTGAGTTTGATAAGGTGGTATTGAGCAACAGCGACAAGATTGAGGATATGGAACCTGATTGGGTCAATGAGGATGACTGTTTGTGTGCAACTGTAGGAAGTTCTGTTGTAGGCGATAAATTGAGGGCGGTGGTTACTGGTGGCAGCACCACGTCAAACTTGACATGGAGCGACTTCCACTATTATAGTGTTCAACGTGGTATGCAGCAGATTGACGCAAGTATGCACAGTGCCATTGCCAACTTGTTCTTTGCCAAGTATGGCCGTAGGGATGCCCAAGACCAATGTGGAGCTGGTCAGCACACCAACATGAGAACTACAGGCGGAACAATGGCATACGGCATGACTGACACCATTGGCTATATGGCTGCAAAGGCAATCAACGCAAATGTGACAAATTCGCTCATTGACAACTTGGTGTACCAATACGCATGGTACAAGGTTAATGGTGAATATGGAGCCGTTGATGTCAAGCAAGTAAACAACACTTGTTGCTTGGGTTATGAAGACATATTCGGCAACAAGTACGATATGATGGACAATGTGGATTTGCCAAATGACAGTGGCAATGCTGGCAAGTGGCGCATTTGGATGCCAGACGGAAGCACACGAATGGTAAAAGGTACGACTAACAGCGGAAACTGGGTAACAGCCGTTTATCATGGCAAATACATGGATGTCGTGCCAGTTGGCAACGTCAGTGGTTCATCCAGTACGTATTATAGTGATATATACTGGATAAGCACATCAGCAAGCCGTGTGGTTTATCGTGGGTGCGTCAGCGCGAGTGCGAATGGCGGTGTCGTGAGTGCGAGTGCGAATAGCGATGCGGCGAGTGCGAATGCGTATGTCGGCTCTCGCCTGGCCTTCCACGGAAAAATCGTCTGGGCGCAAAGCGTCAGTGCGTTCAAAGCGATAATCGAGGTAGCGTAAACGCAAAGCGTCAAAGCGTGGAGCGAAGCGACAATACGAAAGAAGGCAGTTAGGATGATGTTCTAACTGCCTTCAAATGTATTTCGTTCCGGCGAAGCCGGTCGATTTTTTTGAATTTTTGAGGTGTGGGGTATAACCTTGAAAAGTTGCGTTTCGTTTTTGAAATTTTAGCGTTTCGTTCCAAAATGCGAAAACATTTCGTTTTGCGGATTATAAATGGTTTGGATTCATGATGGCGATTTTCGTCATGATTCTGAGTGGTGGCAGCTCTTATGCTATGGCAGAAACTCCTCCTAATATTCCAGCAGGTGAAGGTGGCGGTGGTCCTACAGGTCCAACAGATGGACCAGGTGTAGGTGGCACGGGGCCAAAGTGGCAGGGTGGAAGCCAAGAGCAACAGGAGAAGATGAGCAACTGGGACTACTATGTGGCTCATGTGAACCCTACCGTGGTGGAAATGAAGCTGGAGAGTTGTCCTATCGACCAGATTCTTCGAGCATCGAAGCGTATGACTCCTGTGACCAGCAACCGCATCGAGTATTATTCCATCGGTCAGCGACCAATCAAAACCAAGCTGACGGAGAAGCTGGCTAAAACCACAAGTGGTGGCTCTGTGACCTTGAAGGTGGAGAACCCTACGGTATTCGGTGTAGGTGACATCCTGATGATTAATAGCTGTCTAGGCTATCAGGACAATGGTACTGACCGGAGCACATTGATTCCTTTGCAGTTGCGTGTTACTGATGTTGATAATGATGGAAACCCAACTTGCTATGCACTGAACGGTAAGAAGAACGCCAGTCGTGGTAATCGTGACATTCCAGAGGATATTGCCGTAGGCACTGTGGTAATGCGACTGGGACGAGCCGCAGGTGAAAAAGAGGTAGAGACTGGCAGCTACTACTCTATGCCAGACAAGAGCTTCCAGTATTGCCAGCGATTCATCATGCAGGTGGAGGAGTCTCTTATCGACCGTATGAGCAAGACACAGGTACAGTGGGACTTCACTCGCCAAGAGAAGATGGCTATGGACGATATGCGCCAAGGTCAGGAGCTGAGCGGACTGTTTGGCTATCGCTCAATGTCGAATGGTGGCAAGGATGTAGGTCTTGTTTATACCATGGGTGGCATCTTCTGGGAAGCAGGTAAGGATTTGCAGATTGGACACTGGGAGCCAAAGATGCGTAAGCAGGCTGATGGTACTCTTGTGCCTGTAACCGTAAAAGTGACCGTACCTGATGAGACTTCTTCCGGTACGAAGGAAGAGACCAAGCAGGTATATGAGTATGTGATTAGCGAGAAGGAGCTGACCCAGTTTATTGCATCCATGTTGAAGGGTGCAGGTAACTCCAGCCGTACCAAGTTGCTCTTCGTGGACAACTTGATTTATCAGGCATTTGCTAACCTTCGCTCTAACAAGCGCATCATTACACAGACTGAAAAGGACTACCAGGGATGGAAACTCGACTTCGAGAAGTTCGAGAGCATGGGAACTAAGATTCTCATCTATCGCCACGATGCCTTCAACAGTTGGGGTATGGACGGTAGAGCCTTCTGCTTGGATGCTCGTTATCTCGACAAGTATGTATTCGGAACTTGGACACGAAGAGAGTTTAATGCCAAGGACTTGCTGATTCGCAACACCGCAGGTGTGGTAATGGAGGAGTATAGCTGTTGGGTTCTGACATTCCCAGATGCCCATGCTCGTGTATCTCGCCCTACCTTCACTGAGGACGGTGTGACCGATGAGCAGATTCAGGAGGCTGCTTAATCAAAACAAAGGGAACTGATAGTTTTCTAACATATATCAAAACTCGGGGATAGTTGAGGCTCTAGATGGGAACAATAGCCCTCGGACTAGGCTTCGCTATCCCTTCACCCATAAACACAAAAGATATGTATAGATTTGTAGCAAACAGTATGCTCATCTTTGTGGTGACTCTGCCTAGCGGACTTGTGAAGAGCGTGGAGTTTGAGAGGTGCAGTAACAATGCTTATTCTTACCTCACGGACAATAAGCAGGTGGCTGACTGCATCAGAAAGCATCCGTTAACGAAGGCTGGACGCATCAAGGATGAGAGCGAACCTGAACCAGAGCCAAAGAAAGCTCTTGATGAGGTAATAGGGAAGGCGATGGACTTGATTGACGATAACGCCATTCGCTTCGAGAATATCACCAAGGCTAAGAACTATCTCCAGAAGACCTTCAAGGTGGATGTAAGGAAACTGAAATCACCTGAGCAGGTGAAGGAGAAGGCTAAGGAGCTTGGGGTTGAAATAGTTTTTTAGTTAATAGTTTATAGTTAATAGTGCCTATGGAAGCATTGATGAGTGACCTTGTAAAGGAAATGCGGCTTGCGTTGGACGAGGTGAAGCATGACGAGCTGAACGATGTCTTTGCCGATGATTCGGACGAGGAAATGAAACAAGCTATCGAGACTGCTGCACAGCAGCTATTGCTGCAAGCACCACCGCAGATGCTACATCCCAAGAGGGTAGTGGCATCGCTGAATGAAAGCGGTAAGCAAGATTACGATGCCATTCAGACGCAATTCAGCGATGGGCATGGTAGCCTTGTGATACCAGACGATTGGCTGAGGCTGGTGGAGCTGAGGCTGAAAAGTTGGTCTTCCTCGTTGGTGGCTTTGATGGACCCAGGAAGCAAGGAGGCTCAGATGCAAGACTCTCGATGGACTAGGGGGACACCGCAGAAGCCGAAGGGCATGATAACCGTTTCGCCTACTACAGGAAAGCGAGTACAGATGTACTGGACTGCCGGAAGGTATTCTGCTAACCATGATATGCCTACAAACAAGGTGTATGACCATGAAGTGGAGCTATTTACATACCTTCCTTATCAAAAGGTGAATGATGTGCTTGAAAAGGATGGGAAAACGGTGAAAGACCAGGAAATCATCCTAGCCCTGACTGACGAGTGTAAGAAGTATCTCATCTATCGTGCCATCTCCATCTTCTTGATAAGTAAGAAGGAGAGTGAACTGGGCGAGAAGTATAACCAATTATCACAAATTTAACAAGATATGGCTAATGATATAGACAAAACAAGTCCTCACTATAAGGGGGAGTTTGGTAGTATCTACGAGGTGAACCAGAAGTTTCCTTCGGGAGGCGTGGAAGGTGACTACGTGGCTATTGATGGTTGGGCGCATTACTGGAATGCGGACAGGGGAACTTGGTGCGTGAACGCTCAGAGGGATAGCTACTGGGATGAGCTTATCACCAATATCATCGAACATTTCAAGACCATCAAGGGTGCTACCTATATGGGGGTGGCTACTACTGACACCGTGCCTGATACTACGGCTGCAAAGATGTTTTATTTTGCACTGCAAGGTGGAAAATATGCTAACTTTGGGAATCAAGATGTAGCACAGGGCATCAACGTGGTGCTGACCGAGGACGGTAAATCGTGGACTGTTCAGAGCCTTATTTCCGTTGCACAGGAACTTGGGGCTAGTACGACTATGCTTGTGAGCCAGAAGGCGATTACTGATGCCATCAATCGCAAGGCTAATACGACCGATGTGGATGAGGCTTTAGCAAAAAAAGCAGATAAGGAAACGATGAACACGGAACTAGCCAAGAAGTTTGACAAAGTTTCTGTTGTTCAGGAAACTGGGACGGCTACAGATAAGGTTATGAGCCAGAAGGTTGTTACAGATAACCTTACAGAGCTGCAAAATACGGTCTTTCCGCTAGAGGTGTCTTTGTCTTTAGACAAGTCTTTGTTAGAGTATACAGGAAGTGAGCAGAGCATCAAAGCTACTTACTCCATCAAGCGCAAAGGTTCGCCAATCACGCCTACAGCATTGGCTCTGTCTGTTGATGGTTCTCTTGTTAGTATTGATGTAAAGCAAGCAGATACAGTTACTGTCAAGGTGAATAAGGAAGGAGAAACGCAAATCATCCTCACCGCAAAGCATGGCGACCTCGTAAAGTCGGCATCGAGTAAAGTGACAATGGTGTTGCCTATCTACTACGGCTTCGGTACAACTGAAACGGACATAGCTATTGCAGCCAATAAGCTTTCGCCTCGTCTGCCTGCTAGTGGAACTTACGCAAAGACTTCGGCAAAGGACGATGTTAATTTCATCATCCTTGCGCCTAAGACGCTTCCGAAGCTCAATAACTTCACGATGGGTGGTGCTCCTTTCGTGATGGAGACTACTTCCGTCACCATCAATGGCAAGGACTACTATATGTATAAGAGTGGTGGCGTTTATATGAGCGGAACCACTGTGAGGGTACAAGCAAGTTAAACTAAATATAAATTTCGATTATGGCAGTAAAAAAAAATCTGGCTATAGGTTATATTGGTAACGCCCTTCGTAGTGTGGCGGAAGACCATATTACTTCTTTTGCGGAAGATACCTACGATGAGCATTTTCAGGAATACCAGGCTATTCTTAACAAGCTGAATGCCATCCAGGATGAAGAAGGCAATTTGGAGAAGACTCCATTCAAATACATCATGAATGAAGAGTTTATCTTTGCCAAGGTAGATTCGGAAGACAAATTTCTCTTTGGTTTTCAGTGGGATGGAACTCCTGTATTTGGTAAGACAAGTGAAGTAGAGGACAGATTACAGTCACAAGTAACTCTTCTTGCAGAGAAAGTAGCAACTATCATGGGTGATGAGGACACAACCAATGTCATTGACACCATGAATGAGTTGAAGACCTTCTTTGCCAATATTGCGAACACTCAATCTTTGACAGATATACTCGCTAATCTTGATAACGTAGCCAAGAACCTTGATAAGACAACTATCAAGGATGAGGAAGGTAATGTGCAAGATACTCCGTTCAGAATTATTGAGAATAAAGAGTTTCTTTGGGCTGTAGTTGATTCAGAAAATAGAGTTCTCTTAGGTATCTATAGAGCAACTGGTAAACCATATTATCCTCTTAATGAAATGTATCACGTCATTCAGAATGAGGAATACTTTGCTGCTTGGGTTACTACTGACGATAAAGTAGTACTTGGTATCAGAAGAGATGGACAAATCATTGGTGAAATCCATGCTGTCTATGCCTTGAAGCAAGTTATCTCTCAGCTTCAATCAGACCTTGCAACATTGCAGGAGAAGGTAGGTACAATAGATAGTAATCTCAAGGAACTTCTTGATGTATTCTCTTTGCAGGAGAATCCTGAGTATCTTGCAGTAGAGAAAGATGCTGATGGAAAGGTTCTTTCTGCTACTTATAATGATGGTAGTCACTATTCTCATAACTTGAAATCAGAGACTATTGATGCTAAGGTTGATAAGGAAGAAGGAAAGTCTCTCATAGACAGAAATATAGCAGAAATGCAATCTGTTACAGAAGACCCTGAGAAAAGGATGGAAGTTACAACAGACAGAGAAGGAAAAATCGTTGCTTTCAGGGATACGAAAGGAAAGAGACATGAATATGCAATGCAAGTAGAACATTTCTATGAGAATGGCAAAGAAGTAAGTTATTCAACAAAAGAATATGTAAACACGAAAGCAAATGAACTATCTGAAATAAACTTGTCTCAAATAAATGGCGTGATAGATTACAGCCTTAAAAACTTGTTTGACAAGTCTGGTATAAGAACGTATGATTCTGATTTTGCCAATAAGGTCTTTGCAGCAATAGGACGAAAGACTGGCGAGACTGGCTGCTACTCTAATAATATTCCATGCAAGGAGGGTGATTGGTTTACTCGTAATGATTTCGGCACTGGAATAGTTGTGGTTCTTGATAAGAATGACAACATCTTAGGAGACGTAAAGAATGTTGCTTATAAGCCTACTTTCCAAATCAAGGCATCAGAAGGTCAAGACTTCTCAAAAGCCGTTTCTGTAGTTATGGTAGTAATGCTTAACACTCTTGATACAGAAAGAATAGTAAATGCAAAATATGTTCCTACAAAGGAAGAAGATGTAATTCGCATTCCGAAACTCAAAATTGGACAAGAAAACATAGAGCTTGGAATTACTACTTATGTAAAGAGTAGTAGTGGCAGATATTACTCAATAGGTGTAGATGATAATACAGATGTTCCAAAAATAAGCTTAACTAAGCTTGAAGGAATTCCTGCATCAGAGCTTCCTTCTGATTTTCCAAAATTCTCTGTTAAGGGGGATTTTTCAAAGTATTATGACTCTATTTTTATGTGTCCAATAAGCGGTGGAGCTTCTTATATGTTTGAACTAGGTTCTAATGGTCTAGTCAAGAGATTTAGAAAGTCTTTGACTAATTGCCCTAAGACCATAATGGAGAATGATACAAGATATTATTATGGTATAGATGGAAGCATGAATGTGTCTAGTGGAAAACTATTCATTTATAAAGGAAATGGTGAAACATTTAATGTTGTCAAAGGTAATATTACAGACACAGAAGGAAACCTTCTTGAACCGCACGATTGTTGTGTAATATCTGTAAATCCTCTACATGTAATTACTCAGCGATATGTAGAAAATCAGACTACGATTGTTGATGGAGTTGCAAAAACAGTAACTTCACTTGTCTTAGAGGAGCAATATGATGGAAATAGAGTTTGGCAATGGAACTCTACTGATTACCCTGAACTATGGAAGGACAGTCATTATAAAGGAAATAATGCAGATTACCTTCACAACAATACAATATCCCTTGACAATGATGGAAACTTGTTGTTGAACAACAAGCAGGCAAATCAGATGTTGGTAATAGAGCGTTCATGGAATGATAGTAGCCACACCGGAAGTATCGGAAATATACTTTGGAAGATAGGCGGTAATCGAGGAGATGGCTATGATTATGATGTTGCTACTAGAATAAAAACTACAGAAGAGCAACAATGGTATGAAAGTCATGATGCTATTGTAAGAGAAGATGGAGTTTACACTATGTTCGACAATAGAAAGTCCTATCCTTCAAGAATTATAGAATTTAAGGTAGATAAAGCAGAAAAGAATCTTACAGATTTCAAGGCTTATACATATAAGAAGTACGGTGGACGGTATATGGGTTCCGTTGATAAATGTGCAGAAGGTATATTCCTAGTATCATGGGGTAGTTTCCGAAGTACCGAGTCTTCAAATATCGGTATATATGACTTCAAAAACAATAAAGCTATTTTTGAATTAAATTTTGAGAATAAAGCTTATAATGCTTATCGAGTATATGGTATAAAATTATAAAAGTAAAAATTATGAAATGTTTAATTACAAAATTGCACGGAGTTGTTGAAAATAACGACTTACCAAGATTGGGATGTATAAAAGTCTCTGTTAAGTCTGAAGGGACAACAAGAATAAAGTTTAATGTTACTGGAAACGGTGTAACAATGTACTCTCAAAACAAAGAGAAAGTTTTTGTATCAAATACAGATAACAGTCTGTCTGCCGAGAGTAGAGAGGCTTGCTCTGTAAATATCACAGGAACAGTTGTTTTGTTTATTACAAACAAATATGCTATAGAAACTTTTGATATTTATAAAGAAAGTGGAGATAACTTTGTTATCAATATGGATTTTGACCAACTGAAATATTCTAAGAAGATAACAAAGTTTGGAATGAGTGGTACAAATGTCAGTGGTGATATTTCTGCTTTATCTGGTTTAATTGGAATTACAGAATTAAATGTATTAAATACAAAAATCAGTGGTGATATTTCAGCATTGTCAGGTATGACAGGATTGACATCAATAAAATTAGGTAATTCATCTATAGAAGGTGATATTTCTGCTTTAGTTAATATGACCAAATTAACTTCAATTGATGCGCCTTACCTTCAAGTAAGTGGTGATATTTCAGCATTGTCAGGTATGACAGGATTGACAAACTTGAATCTACCTAATACGCAAGTAAGTGGTGATATTTCAGCATTGTCAGGTATGACAGGATTGACAAACTTGAATCTACCTGCTACGCAAATAAGTGGTGATATTTCAGCATTGTCAGGTATGACTAAGCTTATAACTTTATCATTAGGTGCTACAAAGGTAACTGGCAGTTTGACAGCTATTAGAAATATTAACACCTTGCAGAGTTTATTGTTATACAAAACTGCCGTTAATGGCAACATTTCATTATTATCAGACTTAATCTCTATGAAATCAATTTCTCTTAATGAGAGTAGTGTATCAGGAGATATAACATCATCGAAGAAGATGATTTCACTGGAGTCTTTCAATATAGGAAACCTTTGTACAGGCAACTTCAAGACATTATGTGAAGGTATGAGAACACAAGGAAGGAATGCAGGAAAATTGTCAATGAAAGCCTATGGTGGAAGTGTGAAAGTTGATGACAGTACTGCTTTCCCTAATAATGCAGTTGTAGCAACATTCACTTCTTCAGGAATAACCTATAGCGGTGTATAAATGTTTTTAGAGCAATTCATATAGATAAAAGAAGAATGTGAATCCTTTCGACTCACCTTCTTTAAACTCTAAGTCGCTGACTTTGGAAATTTGTAAGCGGCTCCGCGTTTATACCTTGCATAATTCAAAAAAAGCAGTAACAGCTGA